TTATATGCTAAGTCGCCAGATACTGATACTAAACCACGAACTTCTCCGTCTGTTCTTTCAGTAAATGAAACAACACCGTCTGCATACGACAAGTCGCCGCCTGCTGAGATGGCCGCTTTCGCTAATGTAGTTACTTCTGCATCTGTTCTTTCTGTGAAAGAGAAAGCACCAGTTGATGAGTTATATGATAAATCACCACTTGCACTTACGGCACCACGTGCCAAAGTATTTGAGAAGAACTTATTAGTGCCTTCTGATAAATCGTCTGTGTCGTGGTTAGCGATTGACGAAACTGTACCTGTTACATCACCAGTTAAGTCACCTTCGAATGTTGATGCTACAAATGTATGTGAACCGATTGTCCATTTGTCATTTGTTTCATCCCAAACGATTGAAACGTTTGCATCGTCACCACGTTCAACTTCGACACCAGCGTTAACTGTTGCTGAACCAGTAGCATCTGAGTTTAATAGTAGAATGTTGTCTGCTAAATCAATCTGTGTTGTATTGATTGTAGTTGTTGTACCGTTAACTGTTAAGTCACCAGTGATTGTAACATCACTTGAGAACGCACCAGTTGTACCAGAAATAGCATTGCTGCCTCCTGTTATTGCACTTGCCGCCGCAGTATCAACATAGTTTTTGTTTGCCGCATCTGTACCAGAAACTGGAGTTGCCAGTTCTTTGATTAGATTTGAATTCATATCGATGTGGTCACCGATTTGTAAATCACCTGATGTTGCGCCTAATTCACCAGTAAAGTTAATACCGTTACCTGAAATGAATTTCAAAGTACCTGTGCCAGTTGTGCTGACTTTCAGGTCTTCGTTTTCTTCTGTTGTAATGCTAATTGAACCTGAGTCATCTTCGATAACTTTCTTGCCATTAACATATAATGAGCCTGGACCAACGTAGATATCACGCCACATATGTGTCGTTGAACCTAAGTCGTATGTAATGTTTGCACTTGGTAGAATGTGACCTGTCATTGTCAAGTCGCCAGTTACACCTACATCGTCACTAAACGTTGATGTTGACGTTACTGCTAATGTGCCACCGACAGATACATTTGATGTAAATGAGCCTGTCGAACTTGTTGCCGCCGCACCTTCACGTGAAAGTGGGAAACCACCAGTTGTAGAACCGTCATGGACGACAAGCGTTTTCTTGTCTGTATCAACTGTAACCTCGCCCAGAAGGCCTGTAAAGGATGAGTGTTGAGTAGTTGTACCACGTCGGAACTGAATTGCATATGCTGCCATATTATTTCTCCCGTCTAAATTTTTTTAAAATCGATTTCAATCAGAGAAGGCGGGATTCGCTCTCTCTGATAGTATTTATCGCAAACGGAATATTTAAGATGTTTATACTTAATTCTACAATATTACAACTTCAACGGTTTTCTCGCCACCAGACAAGTCAGTAGTGATAGATTTAGCAAATACAGATATACCATAATCTACTTTACCGGCACTTTTTGCAAATCCCGGAACGTCTGATGTTACCATCAAGTCACCTTTATTAACTGGACCAATGACTTTACATGGAACACGCCCACGCAATGCTACATACGGATGCGTATGTGAATTACCAGCATCTGCATTTAGTTTCACCGCTGGGTTTGTTGAAATAACACCCGCAATTGCAACATCTAATGCTTGGTTTGTTGTAGTAATCTCTGCTTCTCCACCGAACACAACTACTGTGCCTGGCTCATAAGGAGCATCTGTGGCATATCGTTCTGCCAAATCGGCAAATGTTGCTTCAATAGAATGACCATATACGTTTGCCCATTTTTCGTTTGTGCTACCTAAATCATATGTATCATCTTGGCTAGGAACAATGTTGCCTGTCATAGTCAAATTACCAACCATTGTGTCATTTGTATCACTGCGTAGGAACTGAGAACTATCAATACCATCAAGTAGTTGCGAATCTGTTGCAGTCACAACAGTACCACCTGAAATCTGATAGCCCACATGCCTTACATATGCTTTCTGTAGATTAGGCAATGTAGATGTGAATGTTATGGTGTTAGTAGATATTGTATAATCTAATGTCGGTGTTTGCGTTGCACCCGAAACTGTAACGATTACTGCATCAACGCTTCCAGGTGTAGCACTTAATGTAAACGTATTAGTCGAACCGTCACCAGTAATTGTATCTGTAGTCACTACGGGGACGTTTGTCAAATTATCAAAGTGAACGCTATCGCCACCAGAAGTTGAAAGTCCCAATCTCAGAACATCTACTCTATCGTCTACTCTTAGTTGTGTGTAGTATAGAGCATTTGTGCCTTCTGGTAAATCATCCGTAGTCGATGCCGCTATATTAGTTGCAAAATTACTATTGCCACGTGCGTCTGTCCAGTATAGATTACTGGTACCTTCAGATAAATCATCTGTATCTGCTAAACCAATTTTATAATCAAATACACTTTCTGCTCTACCATCTGTATAATAAAGATTATTTACGCCTTCTGCCAAGTCATCAGTGTCATGGTTAGAAAGGCTTGCAATAGTAGTTGGAGTCGTATATGACATAACACCAGTTGTTGGATTATATGTTAAACTACCAGAAGCACTAATCTTATTTCTAATATCAGTATCACTTGGACCAGTGTATGTAAATATACCAGTTCCAGAATTATATGCTAATGAACCAGGGCCTGTTGAAGATACTGATAGTGCCCCTCTTGCTCTAGCATCTGTATAATAAAGGTTTGTTGTGCCTTCTAATAAGTCATCTGTGTCTGATGCAGTCAATGAACCAATCTCTTGGAATGTTGTACCATCGTTTGTGAAAGTCCATTTATTACTTGATTCATTATATTCAATAGAAACTGTGTTTTCTGTTCCTCTACTAACTTCAATACCTGCATTTAACGACGGTGCCGACAACGCTGGCCAGTTTGAATTTAATGTAATAATATTATCTTCAACCAACAAATCTGTTGTATTTAAATATGTTGTTGTGCCGTTAACTGTCAAATCTCCAGTAATCACAACATCACCAGAAGCCGTAACAGTTGTTGCCGTAATGTCATCTGTTGTTAATGTTCCGTCTACATCTACATTATTAAATGTGACGTTTGCTGTCGTAGAAACGTCCTGTCCAATAGAAAGTTCACCAGGTACATTAATGTACACACCAGTACCTGTTGTAAAGTGTGCCCTAATTTCTGTTGCTGTAGGTCCCACATATTCAATAACACCAGTAGATGAGTTATATGATAAAGACCCATCACCACCTGTATCTGATACTGAAATTAATCCTCTTACTTCTGCATCTGTTCTTTCTGTAAATGAAATTACACCAGAAGTATTGTTATAACTAATGTCTCCTGATGCCGAGATTAAACCTCTTACTTCTCCGTCTGTTCTTTCAGTAAATGAAAATTCACCTGATGCCGAGTTGTAACTTAAATCGCCGCCTGCTGAAAGAAGTAATTTAACTTCTGAATCTGTTCTTTCTGAAAATGAAATTACACCTGTAACCGAAGAATATGATAAATCACCTAAAACAGATATCGCAGTTCGGGCTCTAGTATCTGAAAAGTAAAGATTTGACCCTTCTGCTATATCACCGGTATCTAGTATCACTGCGCCTGTTTGTGTATTAACACTTGTAACTGGTGAAGCGGCCGCTGTAAAACTTATAACACCCGTTGAATTGTTATAACTGATATCACCGCTGGCGCTAAGTGCCAGCCTTGCCTTTGCATCTGAATAATAAAGGTTTGTTGTGCCTTCTGCTAAATCATCGGTATCAAGACCTGTTAAACTTGCTACTGTGTCCGCTTGACCAGTTACATCACCTGTTAAGTTGCCTGAGAATGAACCATAAAATGTATCTGCTTGTATGTCTGCTAAACTAAAACTTGCATGTCCTGTATCAATATCAACTGCGGCATTCGGCTCTGGAGTGTAACTATCAAACGCCTTAAAGCGTCCGTCTGAAGCATCCCTGAAGAAACCAGCGTGTTGATATGTTCCATCATCATATGCACCTGCCCAACCTAAGTCAACATCAACGTGTGCATGTCCGTATGATGTTCCACCTGATACATATGTGTCTGTTACTGAACTGCTAATTGTAAAACTTGTTCCATCTGATGCTGTAATAGTTGCATCTGTAACATTAAAACTGCTTGGGTTAACACCTGTAATATCAACTGTATAACCTATGCTGTAACTGTTATCTGCTGTGTATGTAACTGTTGAACCATTGCCAACTGCATTAGTAATTGTCGATTCGCCACCTTCATTTAAATATAAAAGATTCTCATTAATACGTATATTTTGAGAAAGAACTGAAGTAGTTGTTCCAAGAACTGTCAAGTCACCATCAACTTGTACATCATTAAATGTGACATCTGATGATGGGCTAACGTCTTGACCGATGGCAATCGTACCGTTCGTTATCGTAACACCAGTTCCACCCGTAAAGTGCGCTCTAACTTCTAATGCGCTTGGGCCTGTATAAGAAATAACACCAGTAGACGAATTATAGGATAAAGACCCGTCTCCTCCGTTATCAACATGAGAGATTAAACCTCTCACTTCTGCATCTGTTCTTTCTGTAAATGAAATTACGCCGGTACCCGCAACATATGTCAAATCACCACTTACTGAAATTGATTGTCTCGCTCTTAAATCTGTAAAATATAAATTTGTTAGTCCTTCAGTAACATCATCTGATGTGCCTGATAATTCTGACAAATGGTCTTTGCCTGCAATTGCATTATCTACATAATTTTCTGTCGCCCAGTTATTTGTTGTCAAGTATGTATTGACACGTGCATCTGTGTAATAAAGATGTGCTGTTCCTTCATTAATATCATCTGAATCAAGTACTACTGCACCTGTTTGCGTATTAACGCTTGTAACTGCTCCTGAGGCGTTTAACGATAATTTGTTACCAGTATCATCATACGTCACAGACAGATTAGTATGTGTGCCGTCTAAAATCATTTGTGCGGCCGCATCTTGTATTTCTTCTGTTGTGATTCTTGTTATAAAAAGCAAGTTGCCCGAACCATCTATTGATAGTACTTGACCTGCAGAACCAGGAGTAACGTCAAGTTTTCCAACATTAACGGCTCTATCGTCTATAACATAATCTGTAATTCTTGTGATTGCCATTTTTTTATCCTATAATTTTAAAACACACTCGACTAATTTTTCAGCCTGTGTATCATTTGTCTCCAACGATACTCCTACTAAATGTAGATTTGTACCGGTAAACGAAACGCTATGAACTGATGCTGTACCGTTTACATCAACATATACTGCTTCGCCTTTTTTAACTTTTCCTCTCACTCTCACAGGAACTCTTCCTTTTAAAGCAAGTGCTTGACCATCTATTGTTTCATTCATTAAAAATGCTGGTTTATCAGAAACAACACCAATTGGAATATCTCCCGAATTTGCTGGTTCTGTCTCAAATCCATCATCTATTAAACTAACTTCATAACTAACTGACATAACTGTACCTGTAGGATGGTTGTATTCTACTGTATATTTTTCTGCCAAGTCGGCATATTGTGCCTGTGTAGCAGTTAGTGTTGCCGTACCTGCAGAAAAGTCGCCGTTTGAATCTCTATAAACTATTGTATCTACGGTATTGGTTGAAGTTGCATTTGAAGTTACCGTAAATGTACCCGTTTCTGTCGCAACAGAACCACTCAACCCATTTCCTGCAACTCCGGCTTCTGCTACATAATTTCCTGTAGTATCTGTGCCAAGTGCAATACTATTAGTTCCTATTGTTGCAGTCAACGTAACGTTTGTACTACCATCTATCGCAACACTACCAGACAAATCACCACCTAATGAAATAGTCCTTGATGTTTGCCAAACACTGGCAGAAACTGCATTCGCAGTTGAATCTAACTTTCCGTCCAATTCAGTTTGCAATCCATCTACATTAGAAATAATATGATTATGCGAATCATCTGCAACTGTTCCTGTCAATAACACATCGGATGAGCCGTCAATACTCACTGACCCACTTAAATCACCGCCCAACGTAATAGTTCTTGCTGTAGCCCACTTACTTGCTGTCGAGGCATTACCGGATAATGCACCATAAAATGTATCTGCTTGTATGTCTGCTAAACTAAAACTTGCATGAGATGTGTTAATGTTGACTGCATCGGATGGTTCAGGAACATAACTATCAAACGCCTTAAAGCGTCCGTCTGAAGCATCTCTGAAGAAACCAGCATGTTGATATGTTCCATCATCATATGCACCTGCCCAACCTAAGTCAACGTTAACATGTGCATGTCCTTCTGCTGTGCCGCCACTTACATACGTGTCTGTTACTGAACTAGATACCGTGAATGATGAAGAATCTGATGCTGTAATAGTTGCATTTGTAAAATTAAAACTGCTTGGATTTACACCTGTAATATCAACAGTGTATCCTGTACTATAAGTGTTATCTGATGTAAATGTTACCGTAGAACCGTTACCAACTGCATTAGTAATTGTCGATTCGCCACTTTCATTTAAGTATAATAGGTTTTCATTAATACGTGTACTCTCAGAAAGTACAGTAGTTGTTGTACCAGTAACAGTCAAGTCACCATCAACTGTCATGCCACCAACTGTAACTGTGTTTGTTGTAGTATTACCTTGTGTAGTAACACTATCTAAATCTTGTTGTCCACCTGCAACTAAGGCGTATCTTCCGTCTAAATCAACTGTTAAGTCGCCTAGTCCATTTCTTCCTACAGTCAAAACACCATCTGATGTATTGAATGCCAATGAGTCTGTGTAGTTGTTTGTGGCAGACGTTAAGTAACCTTGTGTCGCATGATTGCCCCATCCGAACGCTGTATTCCAATTTGCTGAGTTGTCTGTTAAGATAGCATATGCGCCTGCTGTTGCGCCTCGCAACATAATACCTTGAGATATAAAATCACCATCAACTACCACATCTGCATGTGATGTTTCGCTAGTTAGATAACCTTCTACTGAATGGTCGCCCCAAGTATACGCAGTGTCCCAGTTTGCAATCTTTGTATTTGTAACATTTGCCGCCGCATGTGCAGAAAATACTGGGTCTGTTTCTGTTATTACGTAATTTGAATCATTTGTGAAATGTGATATATTAGTTGGGCCAGAATATGACACATTAAGTGTGCCGCCGGCACCTAACGTTAATGTACCGCCTCCTGAAATGTCGCCTGATGTTGTAATCTGTATTGTTGTATTACCTTGAACAACTTCACCTGAACTAGTTCCAAATATACTTGTATCTAAGTGGTTTACTTTAACTGCATCATCGCCTAAAGCGAAACTATTAATCTTTGTTGTCATTACATCATACTCACAAATATCTCTATCATTCCTGCTTCGAATGTAGTTTTATCTTCTATTGCCTTGCCGATAATAGAACCAGTTTCGGTTGGGCCGTATACCGCAGTCGCATGTCCTTCTAACTGAGAAGTAGTAAGCAAATCGCCCTTCTTACATTCACCAATTACTTTACACGGAACTCTTCCTTTTAAAGCAATTGCAGGATGAGTTTTTGAATTCCCTACATCCGCATTCATCAAGTAAGCAGGTGCAGTTGATACTACACCGATAACTCTACTGTTACTATACTCCGTCGTAGTTGTAACTTCTGCTTCACCGCCAAGTACTAAAACTGTACCGACATCATATGATGCATCTGCGGCATATCTTTCTGCCAAGTCGGCAAATGTTGCTTCAACTTGATGGCCGTATATTGCTCTCCATTTGTCTGTATTAGTCCCTAAGTCTTGTGTATTATCTAAAGTAACGAATATACTACCAGTAGTTGTGTTATCCGCGTCATTTACCATATGATTTGTTGGTAAGTCACCACTGACAAGATATCCCGAATCATTAGTAAACGCACTAACGTTTGTAGGAACCGTTGGAATAGTTGGGGTGTTTGAAAAATTATTATAATCTAAGTAAAAACTTGGTAGTTGGCCGTCTAAAGTATCTGCATCTACAATTGATGTCGATACACTATTTGACGCTAATTTAATGATATACATCACTGAGTTTAGTGCTAATGGTGATGCTAAAGTTAATGTCGTTCCAGTTGTAATTGAATATGCAACACTCGGTATCTGATATACACCATCAATAAACACTTCTACATGCCAATCTTGTGAAACACTAAATGGTAAAGTGTAAATACTTTGTGTGCCTATGCCAGTTTCAGAATGCTTTTCTAACACATTAATCTGTGTTAAGGTATCAACAACAACGTTGTCTCCATCCAATGTAACAGATAAGTCTAAATGAGGTCCTGCTTTTACTGTTCTAAATTTTGCTTGTACTGTATCAGTAGTATCTAATATTGCTACACCCGTGCCTGCATTAATTGGGTCAAAATCAAGTGTATACGTATTTGCACTATCATTGTATGTCGCTGTCAAACCATATGATGCATCAAAGAAGTTATCAATTCTATCGTCTACTTTTTCATCTGAGTAATAAAGATTAGTCGAACCTTCTGTCAAATTATCTGTAGTGTAATTAGTAAGAACATTAGTAATTGCAGTGCCATCGCCTGTTATAGTAGTAAAAGTTCCTGCGGCAGAAGTAGTTGCTCCTATTACTGTACCATCAATGTTTCCACCATTAATATCAACACTACCGTCTCCAGTAACATCGATAATTATTATGCTGTTATCTGAAACAATATCACCATTCAAACTACCACTTATTGTGGTTGCGGAGATATCGCCAGTAGTGACTAGGTCTTTGTCGTAAAGAGTCCATCTGTCATTTGTTTCATCCCAAGAAAATTTAACATTAGCATCATCACCTCTGTTAACTTCGATACCCACATCTTCTGTGGCTGGACCAGTATGGTCGCCATTCAATAGAATGTGTGCATCTGCTAATGTAATTTCTTCTGTATTGACGGTTGTTGTGGTGCCGTCTACTGTTAGATTGCCCTTAATTACTAAAGTGCCGTTTCTCGACTCGATAATAGCATCACTGACTCCATTATCAAGTAATACTTTCTCGCCTTTAAGGAATAATCTGTCACCGAATTTAATCTGTTCTGCCATGTTATTCTTCCAATTACTAAGTTTGCTTAGATTTTATTGTGTACTATAGTCTATTTATCTGTTTAACCGGAATAGTAGAGGTTAAAAAACCCGACATAAATGCCGGGTTTTTATTATCAAAAATAATTATAAAATTATGTGAATGATAGTGTACCGTTTGGAACAGCAATCTTTGAAACGTAGTCAGCCGCATTACCTAGTGATGATGCAGTGTTTGTTAGTTCAACATAACCATAACGAGTCATGAATGAAACTACTGGTTCAAATGATTGTGGGTCAACCACTACGCCTGATGACATTAGTGGAACGTATGGGCAATAGAATGCCGCCGCGTCAATCTCGCCTTGACCTTTATAACCTAATAGTACTGGAGCATCGTCACCAGCATATGTGTTGACGTAAATTCTCATTGTACCGTTAAGTGTACCTACAAACTTAGTATTAGTTGGTGCTTCGAAAGTACCTTCAGTTGTACGTGCAAATGCTGATGTAGTTGCAGATTGTAGAACTGTTAGTGCCGCTGGAGAAACAACTGCCCAGTTTGCCGCGCCTCTACGAGTACGTTGCGCAACTAGGTTTGCTTGTTGGTTGATTAGTGTTGCTAGTACGGCATGCTTATCACCTACGAATGTTGGTGTACCTGTGAAAGTTTGTGACATGTCGAATGAAGCGCCTTGAGTCGCTAGATTTTCTAGTGAACCTAGTACTTCTTGGTCGATTTCAGCAGTGATTTCCATTGCTAGAGCCGCCATGATTTCCGCTTCGATATCTAGGCCGTGCATTGAATTAGCATCTTGTGCCGCTTCGAATGTCCAACGTGCTGATAACTTACGAGTTTTCGCTTCAACTGTTTGCTTAAGAACTTGAATAGACATTCTGTTGCCTGCTTCACCTTCTAATGATGCTGTTGAATCCGCTGTACCGCCGGCTGCGCCTGAGTATGCTTTCGCAATATCAAATGGGCTTAGTGCTTCTGCACCTGCTGTTGCGCCGTTGGCTGTGTCTGCATAACGCACACGTAGTGTGTGAATTTGACCTACTGGGCCAGTCATTGGTTGAACACCGATGATTTCGTTAGCAATAACAGTAGGCATAACACGTCTAATTACTGGAAGAATCACTTTGTTTAATGTAGCGATATTACCAGCCTGTGATGCACCTGCTGTCGCACTTTCGTTAAGTGCTACTTTTGTGTTTTCTAAAACTGATGACATTACGTCACGCTTGTTGCCTTCTAGACCTTCTAAAAGAGTCTCACGTGTTGTGTCCCAGTTATTTCCTTCAAAAAGATTTTCCATCTTTTTATCTCCTGTATCTGGTTAATTAATTCAATCCGGCTAATTTCTTTAACTGGATTATATTGGCATCGCCACTCTGACTCTCGGACGTTGAAGTTTCTTCAACTTCGCGGTTACCAGTGTGTTCAGTCACTTTGCCTTCTGTTAACGTTTGTGTTTCTTCTTTCGTTGAAACGGTTTCATTTAAAACTGCTGGTAGATATTTCTTAAATGCAGTTTTAAGGTTTGAAGTTTTTACTGATTCCAGCAAGTCCACCATTACTGTACGCTTTTCTTTGCCTAGTGGTGCTAAAAGACCTTCTAGTACGTCCTTGCGGTTCATACGGTCTTGTAGTACACGCTCTGCCTTTTGAGCATTAGTAATAGTTTCTTCCTTCTCTGTAATCACTGCTTCTAGTTCTGCAACTTTCTTAGCAGACTCGTCTAACTTTTTGTTCATTTTCGCTACTTCAGTGCCTTCATTTAATTGTGAAGACATGAATTCGCCTGCAAATGTTTCAAAAATCTTACGACCAAATTCGTTTTCTTTAGCCGCTTGAATGTCCTCTTTAAGAACAGCCAGTTCTGAACGTAAAGCAGTATCGATAGTCTTTTCGACTAACTCTGCTGAACGCTTGATAAAGGCTTCTTTAGTTTTCTTAAGAAGTTCTTTACCTTCTGCTACCATACGTACTTTAGTTTCTACTAAATCACGCTTATCATCATGGAACTCTGCAAGTTCACGTGAAAGTTGTTTAACAACGAATTCTTTAGTTTTTTCTAAATTTTCGCTAACTTTCGCACGGTCGTCACGTAGTTCCTTAACTTCGGTTGCTAACTGAGAAGTAATGAATTTTTCAAGGAGTTTTGCATGTTCAGAAATTGCTTTCTTGTATGCAACACGTTCTGCAATCAAGTCTTCGCGGTCTTTTTTAAACTCTTCCATTTCAGCAGTTATTGTTGAAGTAAGCATTGTATCCATTGCTTCAACTATTACTGATTTGTCATGTTCAAACTTTTGAGCGAATTCCTCACGCAGTTCGGCTGTAATCTCCTCTCTTGCTTCATTTATTTGTGCTTCCCAAGCCTCAGATATTTGAGTACTAGAATTTTCGTCTAGTATACCTGACTCAAGAAGACCAGCAAGGATTTCGTTTTGTGCCATTGTTGGTTCTCCTATTAAAGTTTGAGTTCTCTAATGAACTTAACTATTTCGTTTGATAAGAACTTTTGAGCGTTCTTATCTTGTTGAACATCTTGTGCTAATTGCCATGTTTGGTAACCACCACGCATGTTCATTAATCCTTCGTAAATCGCCTTTGGATATGCGTCCGGGGCGCTTGGTTGCGCCACGATATCAACTGTGACAATCTCAAAATTACTCACATTACCACTATTATCAACTTCACCAGAACCACGTGATGAGACACCTAATGTAGCGCCTGATTCGATTAGTGTTCTGATAATGTTACCCATGGGTGTAGGAACAACTTTAAGTTTACCAAAGCCGTTTGGACCATCCATCCACATATTCTCAATAATATGTGAAACACGGTCAACGTTGACTGTCAGTTCCGGTGGGTGGTCGCATTCGCCTAGCACTGGGTAACCTTCAGCAATTTTGTGCTGAACTTTTTCCACTGCATTTGCTATCTCGCTCACCGGGTATACTCTTTGGTTAGCATTTTTAACGCCACCTTGGACGAAAATGCCTTCCATGAACATACTCTTTTCACCGTTCTCACTCTCAACGATACGTGCTTGTACATTCGCTTGATTGTGTGATAATCTTTCAATTAGAACGGTCATTGGTTACTCCTAAGGTTTATAGTCTTATGATGTAATTGCTTTTTTATTTACACCATCATCACCAGGTTTTGCTGTTTGTGTTGACATCTTAGGTGCTTTATTACCTGATGTATTAACATTACCTGTTGACATATCTTTTGGTGCATCACCTTTGCCGCCTGATGTGTTACCATCGTTTTGGCCTACTGGTTTTGCATTTGAATCGTCACCTGGGCGTTTTGGGTTTGCATTAACAGTTGTTTTTGCTGATGCATCACCGTTGTCACCAGTTGAAGCAGTTACTGGAGTTACATACTCGTCTAACTGTTCGTCTTCTTCTGACTCTTCTAAATCGGTTTCTGTTTCGTCACTTTCTTCTAGGTCTTCTTCCACTTCTTCTGCTTCTTCAAGGTCTAGTTCTAGTGATTCTTCCATTTCAGCGTCGGCTTCTTCTTCGCCTTCGTCTTCCATGTCGTCTTCTTCACCTGACATAATTTTTTCAAATTCTGCTTCTAAATCAGCAAGTGCTGATTCTAAATCATCTACACGGTCTTCCATGTCGCCTTCTGGAGCATCATCACCCATTTCTAGGTCATCAACTGCTTCATCGTCTTCCATGTCGTCTTCGTCATAAATTTCTTCGTTTTCAATCTCATCTGCGTCTGTTTCAATTTCATCGGATTCTGATTCTAAATCAAAACCTTCTTCAACTTCTTCTGATGCTTCTTCGATTTCCTCAAGTTCTTCTTCTACAACGTTATCGCTTTCGTTTAGAGAAGCCTCATGGATTTGTCGTGCTTGTTCAACAACAAAGTCATGTAGCAATTCTTCTGCTTTGCTATTTTCTTCGTTGATTAACAATTCTAGCACTTGTTCTAGTGTACTTCTTGACATTATAAGTCTCCTTAAAATCTATTCTGGTCTAGCCACTTAAGATTGCGGCAAGGTTATAGAAACGTTTTACTTTGTTTCAAAAGTATTTATAGGGATAATGTGTGTATATATGGGAAATATCAAAAAACGGCTGTTTTTTGACGTTTTGTTTGGTTCAAAAGATATTTAGTGATTTTTGTATGTTATAAACATACTACTTAATTAAAGTTCTGCGCCGCCTGAATCGTCGCCACCACTTGCACCATACTGTTGTTTTACTTGCACTGCTTCAATACCTTTTTGGTATTTTCTATATTCTCTAATTTTTCTCAACTTAGAGAGGTGTTCAAGTGTTAAACGAATCTTACGAGTATCGTCTAAATCAGTGTTTGTAAACTCATCTTCTTCTGGAGAGTAGTTTTCTTTTAAATCTGTATATCTCATACTACTATTTATACATCTTCGTCAGTTTCGGCGTTTTCCGCACCTGATATTGGAGAACCGTCTTCAATATCACCTTCTGCGTCATCTAAATCGAAGTCTTCGCCGCCCATATCACTCATTCCCATATCAGGACCAGGACTTGCGCCTACACCTTTCAACCCATCAGGATTTTGTGCTAGTGGGTCGTCAACGTCATGTTCTTCTTTCCATAACATTTCGTTCTCTAATACTTCTTCTTCTGACAATCCTAAGAAACGCTTCAATGCAAAACGCTTACTGATGTAGTCTGCACCTTCGATACCAGTGAATACGTTCATTGCAACTTGGTCTACTTCTGCTTGACGGAATTTACCGAAGTTCTGAACTACGTTGAACTTCAAGTCAAACGTGCTACTTTCAATCTGAACACCACGGTGTTTTAAGAACATCTTAAATTCGCGGTCAATTTCTTCGATAATAAGTTGCTGTAATCTTTCACAGAATTTAGTAAATCTAAACTCTTGTATCATTGCAGTACCTGTTCTGCCATCATTAAATGCAGAACCACCCGTATCAATACCACCCAAGTAACTTGGTGGGACACGCAATCCTCGTAATAGTTTGTCATTAAAGTATTTCAAGTCATCAATTTGACCTAAGTTTTCACCACCTGGGAGTGTTTCAACTTTAGAACCACGACCTTCAGCCGTTTGAGCAAAGAAGTAATCTTCCATAATAGATAGTGGGTTGTATGCACTATCTGTAACATTTTGTCCGCCACCTGTTTTAGATGGGATACGTCTTTGGTGAATATCACTCTTAATACGCTCTAAGTGTTGACGTGCTTTGTGCGTTGGCATATCACCAACATCGATATAGAATACTCTACGTTCTGGCGCACGTTGTACACGATAGATAATAATGGAATCTTCTAGTAATTCTTTTTGTTTGTATACTTTAAATACTGGTTCAAGTATGCTTGTGCCGAATGGCCAGTAACTATCAATACCTTCACTCAATGAGATATGAATTATATGTTTGGCATCGACTGGTGTTGATGTCTCATCTGTTGCAAAACGTGAACCACCTGCTGTTCCGCCTGTATATCCTTGAGTAGTACTAGCGTTATGCGTTGGGATTCCCATTGCACCTGCACCTGTCTGTGCTAATTTAGTACTATCAGCAGTAATGTTTAAACTCTGTAAATTAAGGTCTAAATCTTTGATATAATAGGCTTCTACTTTCTTACCTTTGCCTTCGTTGACAACAACTTTATCAATTTTAACTGGGTTAACCCAATATAATTTATACGTTTCTGGGTCACGAATAAAGATTTGGTCACCATATTTAATTGTGTTTCTAAATATTCTGAATACACGCTTACTCATTTCATTCATATTTGACCACTGTCTTAGTGATTTTTGAATGATTTCATTTTCAGTAAATGATGGGTCTTCATTAAACTCGACTTGGAATGCTAGTTTTGATGTTTCATTGAATAGTGTAGAGAATTCAGCAATAGTATCTAAAGCCGCATTTACTTCTGAATCCATATCCATCTGGTCATATTGACCATAACGCTGTACTCTATTGGGTTGCCCTTGATAAACTTCTGGAAGCCAACTGCTATACTTCTTACTAGAAGCATCACCACCACCAGAGGTAGATGGTTTAGAACGCTCAGGCATCCCGTCATAAGTTTTAAAATATTTTTTCCAAGTCATAATTATATCCCGATTTCTCTATGTTAACATATTTATATTGCATATGTCAACCTTTATTTTGTTTATTGTCTCAATTCTGTTATAAGGTCACCAATCATTGATATCAATCGATTGTATTCATTTATATTAGTGTCTTCAATATTTCTTTCTTGCGAACCTATTGGTGAAGCATTCATTCTTGTTTCTGTATTTGCTTGTTGGTGTTTTAATAAGTCAATGAGTTGTGTTAATTGTTCTTCCGATGTAACATTAGAATTACGTAATTGTTCTGCTAATGTATCAAACACTGCATCATGTGTTATTGGTGCATTTACTTTAGTACTCAATTCAACTGCCGCGTTTTGCACATCTACAATAGATGGGACACTAGGTAGACTATTTCTATTTGAAGTCGTATTATTTCCATTATCTATATTATTTCGTATATCTTGCAATTTCATCGCATCTTCTAACCCATCATATCGGTCAGAATTAATTCCCAAATCTAAAAGTGAAAGACCAAATTCAGTTGCAACTCTAGTCAATACGGTTAACGCAGTTCCTACGTTGTTAACGATATCAGTTATTCCTGATATGTTTTTAAATGATTTACGTGCCTGTTCTATCAACTCTGCCTGGGTTGTATTCAATATTTGCATATTTCCTACAAAATCACTCATACTTTCATTTACAACATCCTCAGATGCAATTATAGCCTGTCTATCTAACTCTGTCTTAACAAGTCCAGTTCTTCCTGCTTCATCAAGCATCGGCATACCCTTACTAGCATCTTCAATAGTTTGTGCTTGTTGCATTAACGCACCGACTAACGATGCTAATTGTGGGTCATCCACCAGTTGTTCTCGTACACCTGCCTGGGACGCTAAGTCTCTAACACGCTCTGCCATATCTCCCATATTCGTAGATAAGAACCCTTGAAAATCTCCACCTTCTTCTACTACACGTGCCATCTGTTCAATAAATGGTAACATTTCTTGACCTAATGCAGTGCCTTGTAATCCTTGAAACTGTTCTGTTCTTAAGAACGTTCCTTGGTCACCTGCTGTCAATCTGGCAGAAAGTGCTTCCATCAAAGGTCCGCCTTGTGAACCGAAAGACCTTAATGCATTTTCAATCGTTGCGGCTTGGTCTTGGTTCATAGTTGCTAATAAACCTGTATCTGATGTATCCAACGTTTTCATCATCATTTCTGCCGCTTCTTCCACTGAAACTTTTAATACGTTTGCTGTGCTAACTACATTATCCATAAAGTCATCCATACCAGAACGCAGTTGTTGGTCAGAACGACCATTCAATTGACCTGCAATTCGTAATGACTCCAAATACATACCTGTCATGTTTGCAACTTGTCCAAACTCTATGCCCAGTTTTGCCATCATCCCATCATCGCCTGTTGCAATAGAGTCTGCAAATTGTAATGCACTCTGTACGCCAGTCACACCGACTGCTTGTGAAAATCTTTTTGTAAATTCTGCGGCTTCGCCAAAAGTAAAATTAGCATCTGTGATTGTCTGCGACATATTCAATAATCCAGCAGAAGCAGAATCTAGCCCTGCTAACAGTCCAGATTGTCGCATTTCTTGTGCCATATCAAATCTATCCATAAACCCCTGTCTAAATGCAGATTCAATTCCTGCGGATGCTACTGCCGATGCCGATGCTACTGCTTGAAATCCTTTACCCAGATTTTTCAACTTGTCCATCGACTCTTGTGTTCGTAAGTCTTCATCCGTAAAGCCACCACGTATCTGTCGTTCTGCTTGTTTTTTCTTAGTTTCATCTAGTAATTGTTTTTCTAAATTATTTTGTTTAGTTTGTAAATTAACTAGGCGCTCAAAGAATGAATTTGTTTTTCTATCTTGTGCGGCTTCTTGTTGTGACGACCTCTGTTCTTGTTTTGTGCCGTCTTCAATCTTATTTTTTACTTGTTTTAGTTCATTGACTGCTTTAGTAAGTTCTGATACTGAAATCTGTTCATTATTAGATATTGCTTTAAGAAACTTAAGCATGTTTGTAGAGCCTACATTGGCTAACGTAAGTGCTGATGCTATCTGCTTTTGTGTGGCTTCAAGGGCCCAGTCTGGCAAATTGGGGTCATAACCAGAAATATATACGTCTTGTGTGTCTGCCATGTTGTTCTCTCTCAAAAAAAGGTTGACTTCTATAACTTCGTAGTTTATAATAGAGTAAATACTAGTGGTGAATAAGTATATACTTAATTATTTACTATCATAGTGTATTTATCAAAGGAAGAAATATATGAGCAAAAACTTATTATCAAAATATTTCCGTAAACCTCAGTTGTACGTACAAATACCAACTGGTGGGAAGTTTAACCCGGAAATAGATAAAACGATATTAGATGAAATCGGTATTTTGCCCATGACGGCAGTTGATGAGATTTCATTAGAGAACCCAGATGCATTACTAAATGGTGAGGCTTTAATCAATCTTATTGAGAGTTGTGTTCCATCTATCAAAGACGCAAGACAATTGTGTAACATTGATGTGGAAGCGTTGTTTCTTGCTATCAAATATGCAACATACGGAAAAGATATTACACATACTCACACTTGTTCAGAGTGTACAGCACAGGGAGATTATAATATAGATATAAATTATCTATTAGATAAATTCCCTGATATCTCAGAAGTTGAACCGATTGAATTTGATGATTTAAAAATTCACGTTCAACCAGCAAAAATTGAAAGCATAACACGTTTAGCATTAATGGAAGTTGAACAAAGACGAATACTTGAAAGTGTTCGCAAATCAGTAAATGAAGAAGAAGATGAATTGACATTGGCAAAGACTTTTTCAGACGGCTTTAGAAAAGTTGCAATTCAGAATATTGATTTAGTTACAACATCTATTGCTAGAATAGAAACACCAGAAGGTGATGTGGTTGATGAAAACGAAATTAGACAATTTCTAAATGATATCCCTGCACCTATTGTAAAGACAATTCAAAGTAAAGTAAAAGAATTAAGCAAAAAGCCTGATGATTTATCAAAGTTTGAATTTACATGTGCTGAATGTGGTCATAAAGACGAAATAACGCTTGAGATTAATCCTGTAAATTTTTCTTAGGCTGGTTGGTTAGCGCCAGCCCAGAAGAAATTGCAGAAAAACAAGAAAAATATCAAAAAAGACTTGACAAACTACATAAGAATATGTTAAAGTTAAGTTGGTACATGAGAGGTGGGGTTAGCATTAGTGAAATACACGAAATGCCCGCAGGTCACATGGACTATCTAAACGAAATTGTCAATGAGAATTTCGAAATGAGCAAACAGGCTGGGACGCCTATAATCTAACAATACTAATATAAAACTAATATAAAACTAATACATTTTTTATAACTAATATGGCTCAACACTGGGGACTAATATGAAAACTAATATAACCGATATAGTGGGACTGTTGAGCGGGTTGCCGTTCCGGGATTGAGGGCGTATATTTTACATACGTTCAGACTAGTAGGGATGAACTCCTACATTCTTCTCGTAAACCACAAAAGACTGTTTATAATATAAAACATCCATATCTCTAAAGGATATTAGGATGACCAGAGAATTACCGTACATTTGTACAAACCGAACTAGGCAATCTAGTTGCATTATTCAAGTTGAACTGTGTGAGTTGAATAGTGTGCCGTTGGGTCGAAAGACGCAATACTAAGTGATGAGGGAATCGCCAACCGACCTCGCCTTTTCTGGAGGCTAACTTAGACACAGAGGCTGATGAGCAAGGAACAAGTTTCCGCCATTTTTTTATTGTCCTGGCAACAGGGCAATTATGGCTTCCAAACGGAACAAGTATAAAAGATAATATTATATAAGTATATTATAGATATAAAAGAAATACCGAATAAATTGATTGAGCGAAAGCGAATGAAATTTATGAAGGAATTAGGTCTTTAGACCTTTTAGAATAAAACAAATGGAATAATATGAGCGATTGGACATACAAGGGAGAAGTGGTAAATGAATTACCTGAAGATGTTGAGGGATTTGTATATTTAATTACGAATCTTGAAAACAACCGAAAGTACGTGGGTAAGAAGTTAGCACGATTCAAAACAACTAAACCACCTCTTAAAGGAAGAAAGAACAAAAGACGTGGGTTTAAAGAAAGTGATTGGAGAACTTACTGGGGTTCTTCTGACCATCTAATTGCTGATGTAAAAAAATTAGGTCCCAACAAGTTTGCACGTGAAATTCTACACTACTGTCCGAGTCGAGGTGCTTTAAGTTACGTTGAAGCAAAAGAACAATTCGACCGCCGAGTTTTAGAAACCGATGAATATTACAACGGGATTATTAATGTTAGAGTAGGAAGTTCTAAAATATTAACTGAATACTTAGAAAGCATTAGTAAAAAATTATGATTCTATTTCCTGACATTGTACGTTAAATCCTACTATAGACCTAACTGGTTTATTCTCTAATTGATATGTAAAGTATTCTTCCGCTGCCGCTTTTTTGCGTTCACAAATCTCCATAGTCGTAACCTCTTTTGGTGGGAACTGTGGCATGATTTGTTCAGAACCGCTAATGAGAACGAAAGTAATGATTAAGTATATCTTCATACATGTATTTATGGTATACACGCTAAAAGCAAACAACGATGTTATCTAACTAATACCAACGTATGACACCAATTAAATCTATGGGAACATAGATAGCACTACTCATAATTATTCCAGGATACTTATTAATGTAGGCAAAAATACCCATCATACTATCTTTGATTACAAACAACACCATTGCCCAGAATACCCATTCGTCTCCTAGATTTAAGGATACAATGGCGGCCGCGGTGCAACCAGTTATCATTTGAAACCATTCTAGGAATTTACTTAAGTTCATTCTTTACTTTAGGTCGTGGGCGTCTGAATTTATAATTAATCTTGCCTTGGTCAGTTGTTTCTCCGGTTTCACAGATAGTAATCTTACCTCCCTTTTTCTTAAAGTCTTCTACTTCTTTGCGAACTCTTTCGATTTCTTCCATACGTTCTGTTGATAGTTGATTTGCCACTGTGACTTCCTTTCGTTGCTTGTATAGTATTTATGTATAAAAAAAGCCCAGTTACTAGAACCGGGCTTTAAGTTTTTGTTCTCTGTGTTGAGAAACTAATCGTAGACGCCTCGTTGAGAGAGGTTGAGAGGAGACACTTAGCGTCTTTGATTATGTATTAATTATAACATAAATGTATTACAATTGTCAACACCTTTTTGAACATTTTTACATATTATTTTTCTTTTCTTGGATTTCTTTACGTCTTTCTTTTGTAAGTTTACCAAGTTCACCAAGTGCCTTACGGGCTCTTGCGGCCGCAGCCTTTACACCTTTTGTTTCCCACGCTTCGTGTTCGCTTAGGTATGCTTCGTATTGTTCTACAATTTGTTCGTGTATGCTCATTGGTTTTCACCTCCTTTAAATAATTGTGTCCAACTCGATTCCTGGGTCAACTGATTCATCTTCTTGTGAGAAGTTAGTAAACCCATTCTCTTTAACTACGTTAAGAACATTAGATACACGTCCTTGTAGTTCTTCACGGTGTGAAACTAAGAATATGCTACGATTTCTTTCACGTACCATCTTCTTAAGAACCGCTAAAGCGGCTTCAACACCATTAGTATCTAAACCACTGTCAATCAATTCGTCTACAAATAATACGTTAATTGTACTGTACAATGATTCAAATATATCTCTAAAACTCCAACTTAAACCTAAGATAAGTCTATTACGTTCACCACGTGATAAGTTATCAAAGTCTAAATCTCTACCAAGTTCAGTTATTTCTACTGTCAAGTCACTTAAGAATTTAACATCGTGTGGTAATCCTAACTTCTCTAAGTAGTAATCTAAACGTGAATTTAGATAGTTTAAGTTTTGGTCTATAATCTTTTTACGAATAAAACTGTCTTTATTCGTCAATAGTTTGATTAGAAACTCCTGATGTTCACGCAGTGAAATCAGTGTATTCATGTGTGAATAATCTAGTTCTTCTAAATGACCAGTACGCATATCTTCAATTTGTTCGGCGTAAGGGTCTTCTGTGTTTTTAATTTTTTCTATTTGTTCTTCTAAACTTTTTACGGAATTTTGATGCTCATATGCGTCTGTAAGATTTTGATAGAATGGTTCAGGCTTGACACCAAGTTCACCAATCTCATTTACTACGTCTAAATGGTCAGTCATTTGTGCGCTATTAGACAAGATTTGCATTGATGCTTCTCTCATAGTTTCCTTCTTAGATGTAAGAATTTTCTCTTGCTTATCATCATGTAATTCTTGACCACACGCATGACATTTATGGTCTTCAAGTAATTTAATTTCATTTTCTAATTTTGAAATTAGACTTTCTTGCTTTTCATCGTCTGCTTCGATATTTGAAATCCAACGCTTTGCTTCTTCTAGTTTAGTAGACTGTTCATTGTATGTAATCAACGCTTGGTGCCTTGCAATTTCTGTTTCAATATCTACATGTGATAAAGCATCAAGCCCTGTTTCAAGTTCAGAAAGTTCAGTATCGTGTTTTTCATTCCAGATACGTTGTCTGCGTTCAATGTCTTTAATAGATTTTAGAATACGAGAGTTTGCATCTTCTACCGACTTAAGATTATATTCTTCATCTTTAATTTGGTCTTTTGTTGTTTTAATTGCTTCTTTAAGTTTTTCTGCTTTCTTAGAAAGTTCAGTTATACCAAGAAGTTCTTCAATTAATTCACGTTGGTCTGCGGCACGCAATGACAAGAACGGTTCTGTGTACGTGTTTAACGCAACAACATGTTTGAACATTGCATGTGAAATACCAATAATATCTACAAGTTCAGTTTGTGTTTGACGCATTTCGCCTTGAGCGGCATCATGTGAATCGTTTAAGTCAATTCCGTCTTTGATAAATCTAAAGACATTGGGTCTACGACCACGTTCAATTCTATATTGACTTCCATTATATTCGAAATCAATAGTGACAAGCATTCCCTTGCCATTTGTTTTATTGATTAAGTTATCTTTACGAATATTTGTAAGTGCGTTACCGTACAATCCATATGATAATGCATTGATTAGTGTGGTCTTACCTGTACCATTACGAGAACCATCTCCGCCTAAGTCTAAGTTATTACCTAGTACAAGTGTCAGATTATCTTGTTCTAATGTTACCGCCTGAGTGACGTTACCGACACTCATAAAATTTCGTACTGTTATATTCTTAATCTTTAACAATCTTATTCCTCTCCCTGGCAAAATGACCCATCTGTATGGGGTCTACCGATAATTCATTTATATTAACATATTCCGGTTGAGAAAGCAACCACAAAATTAGTTGCGCCGCATACTCTACATCCATTAACTCTCTGTCTGGGTGCTTTTTCATTACACTCGGCGTAGTCAAACTACCAAATGATATCAATGTGCTTTTAACATTTGAACCACCCATCGTCATATACGTCAAGTCTCTATTGTATGCCTTTAATGCTTTCTTTTCTGTAGGATAACGCCAAGTTCTGCCCTTCACACCAGTATCAGCCGTTGAACCAATATTGATAATATGTGCAATTTTATTGTTATCATTACATTTGTTGTATACTTCTTCTGCTATCATAACTTGATGAAACTTCCAAATAGCAGAACAGTTGATGAAAACATTATAGTCTCCATCAATAAAATGTTGTGCTAGACGAACTTGTTCGTCATGTCTGTCTAAATGAAAATTGGTACTACGACTAGCAGTATCGTAATGCATATCATCCATAGTATCAAAAATGTCACAAATAGCCTGACAAAGTCCATAGTTGCGGTTTCCGGTAATCAGTATTTTTTTCATGTTGCTAGAGACTATTATAAATCTCAATTAGTACGTTTCGGTCAAAACTACCATTGTCATCTAGTGATGCTAACTGTGATACAACAATTTCATCAATTGTTTCAAAGTGTAAATCTACACCTGTATCAGTTTCATGTTCTGTGTTCTTTACCGGAACAAGTGTCACATCACGTAGGTCGTATGTTTCTACGAAAGTATCTTTGATAAAGTTTGCTTCCTCGTAAGAGATATCGATGTCTAAAGAAATCTTTGCGCTTGTTTTGGGCAATAGATATTTCTCTGGTTCATCTAATAAAGTGGACAATGTAATAGTCTTGTATTTCGGAGCATTAGGCCATGCAAAGAATTCAGGTTCTTTGTCCCATTCGAGGAACATCCATCCTCGGTCATCATCCCATGCATCTGAAAAGTTATGAGGGAAGGCATTCCCCATATAAATTACATTGTCTCTGACTTGACGTTTATGAAAATGCCCGGTGAATACGTAATCTTGGTTAGCAAACATATTGCCTTTAAGACCACCGTGGTCTGGCATTTCTACCATTGCGTTTAGTTTGAACGCAGGAAGTTCGAAGTGACCAAACATATATTTTGTTTTAATCTTTGGTACTTTCTTCCATTCTTCGCCAACTAACCAACTTACAATGGCTACGTCACCTTCAACTAGTTTGTCTCTGACTAGAACAACATTCTCTAGTTCTTCAACAAATTCTACAGAGTTTACATCACGGCTTTCACGGTAAAATAAATCGTGGTTACCTAAGATAACATAAACTTTCTCAAAAGCGGCACTTAGTTTTCGTAACCCGTCTAAACTATATTTCATTGTAGAAATATTAAGACTAGCACGATTATGATGCCAATCACCAAGAAAGATACATGTATCGCAGTCTTTCTTCTTTGCTTCATCGATAAACCATTCTACAAACCCATCACAATCTTCATTGTGTTGCTTTGCATTGTTTCTCATTCCATAATGAATGTCGGTAAAACAGGCCGCTCTTTTAAATAAATTTTTAGTCATTATCAGCGTAAATCTCTTTGATTGTTTCAGTAGGTATCACATCGTCGGTAATCTTAGCCTTAATGACTTTTTGCCAACGTTCTTGTGATTTCATTTCATGTTCTAATTGTCTAGTCCAACTCGGTGCCTGACCTGCTTTTTCTAGTAAGTCATCCCTGATACCTTGATTTTTCTTTTCAATGTTTAGAACACGTGTAAATGAATTGTTTACTGCGGCTGTGTAATAAGCAAATGGATTGTCTGATTTATCTTCATTAAATTGAAGACCAATCTGTGTCAACTGTAATAATGCCTGTCCACGCATTTCATCAATGTACGTATAACCACGCCAGTTAGCACGTTGTGAATAACGCTCAACCAGTTTGATGTACATATTTGCCAATGTCGCTGTAATTTTACCTGTTCTTAAATCAAATTCTTTATCGCTGTTATGATGCGAATATCCCACTTCTTTGATAACACCATCTACATATGTGTAGTGCTTGAATGGTGGGAAATTTAGTTTAACTTTTGTGTCTGCAATAGTTTTTGGGTTCTGCTTTCTTCCAGGTTCATCTGGAATGTGTTCGAAAGTCATTACTCTGAATACTATTTGTTCTTCTGAGAAAGAAGTAGGGTCTACTAAAAAATCTACTTGTTTCTTCTTTTTGTCTTCATTCGCATCCCAAGCCAATTTTTGTAATCTATCTGCACGGTTTTGTCTTGCTTGTTCGACAGATTGCGGAATTTCGTCTGTACTATACAAGATAATATCGTGTTGATGATGCATTTCTCGGTCAACAAACCATGAATAGTTTGCCTTTGAAATGTGAATTTGTTTTAACATATCTTTATTATTAAGATAGTTTTGTCTTCTTGCCATAGTTTATTTCTCCTGAATTAGTACTATATTACACTATTTAAAACTCAATGTCAAGCCCTTTCTTCTTTGTAGTATTTATCTCTAAAAGTTCGTAGTTAATGTGGCGATAAATACTGTTATAATTTACTAGGAGAGATTTCATGGCAAATCCATATGAAACTAAACAACCAGTTAGACTCTGGGACCCGAGTGGCAGACTTTCTTTGGCTGGTCTGAAAGATAATATACTAAACTTTCCATACACTCCTACGTTATCATCAATGCAAGGTGCAAACTATTCAGAGTACGCACTTACACATAATAACTTTCAACAACGTGCATTTGAAAGTGGACAAAACGTTGAAATAAACATTACTGCGCCTATGGTAGTAAGAAATGAAGAACAAGCAGAGTATATAGTAAAAGCAGGGTTATGGGTTAGAAGTGCTATGAAAATGAACTTCGGTCAGGATAGTAATCCTGGACTCCCACCCCCAGTGTTGCGATTATATGCACATGGATTGTATACAGCGGTCCCATGCATGATACGAGATTTTGCATGGAACTTAGATTCAGATATTGATTACTTAGAGTACAATTCTGAATCTACAGGAGGAATTGTACGAATACCTGTAATGAATACGTTTGTATTATCTTTATCGACTACGTATGCTCCTAAAGATGTTAGAGAGAATTTTAGTGTTAAAGACTATATGCAAGGCAAATTAAGGAATGACGGTTATGTATGATATTAAATCACCTTGGAGCAAAACTCCAATTATTAACAATCAAGTTTTAGATATACTTAAAAAGCGTTTTATATTCAAAGACCCATATGATGAAGATTATATCATACCGCAAAACTTTGATGAACGTCCTGACTTATGTAGTTATGAATTATATGGAACTGCAAAATATTGGTGGGTGTTTGCACAAAGAAACCCAGATATCATCAAAGACCCAATAAGAGATTTCTCAGTTGGCAAAACAATTAAAATACCTAGCAAAACAAACATTGATGGGATGAAGTAACATGGCGGCGGGTCAACCACTAAATCAAATTTATAATAATCCTATGATGATTAGGAGTTCTGACATACCTTTTGACGGTACGACCGGTACTGCTGGTGAATATGTTAGATTTAGTTCACCAGAACATGGTGTTGTAGCGGCAAGGAAAACAATAAATGATTTGTATAACTCTGGTCAAACTACGATTACAGATATTATCGAATCAGTCGATATCCCATCTGGAAGCAGAGATGACGATATTGTTTTAGTATCAAAAGCGATGGGCATCGGGCCAAATGATGTCATTAGCCCAGAAGACCTTGATAGTTTTACTAATAGTTTTATACCTGCATATGCAAAAGTGCTTGGTACAAAAGGAGCAGACAGTTATTGGAATGATTCAGTTCTTAATACAGGTAAACAACTTGCCCAGATAGCGAGTATACGAGAAGAAGAAATTGAAGATATTATTGAAGATAATGTTGAGGCTCGAAATAATTTAGAAGAAATAAAAACATTGACAACTAGTGAAGGTCTTACTGATACGCACCAAGTATTAAGAAAAGCAACATCATTAGATGACATCACTCAGAACTGGACTTTCCTTGAAAACAAATTAGATAAATTTTCCAACTACACATATCTATTAGAATTCTTTTGTGTAGATATAATAGAAGAAAGAAAGTTTCATGCTTCAGAAGGATTCAACGCTGAAGAAATATCAAGTGATGCCTGGCCTAGTAATGGAATCAATAAGATAACAATAGCGAAGACTGGTGTATCTACTGAATTTAATATTGACAGTTTACAGGTACAGTCTATTGGAGTAGGCAATGCAACTAATAGCAGAATGGCAGGTACGGCTACATCCTTGCAGTTTGAAATAGTGCAGGTAGGTGAAACAAGTTTAACAGATAATTTACAAAATGCTCTAGTCTTAATGGGCTATCAATCAATCGGCACTGCTACATGGTTTATGAAAGTGAACTTTATAGGTTATGATTCTTATGGTAAACAAGAAAAAGTTAAAGCAACAAAAGTTTTTCCATTCAAAATAGACAAACTACGTGATGTTCCAACGACAACAGATGAGAGAGGAACGTCAACAACACTATCTGGAAGAATATTCTCAGATGAAGCAATATATGACCATGATGTAAGTACGTGTTCGTATCCATTTACATTTAAAGTTGAAGACACCCTACAAGAAACACTAGATACGTTTTTTACTGAATTGAATAACAATTATAGAAAGTCAAGACCTGGACTAGGGCAGAACTTGTGCAATGAGTATACATGGTCAATGTCAGAAGATTTTAGAAATGCTTTTGCAAGTGGAATGATGAAGGGTGGTTCAGAATATACAAATAGAAATATGCGTGTTGAGTTTTCGTCAAGTGGTAATAATTCTTCTGAACAGATAGGAACAGTTTCTCCTGGAATGGGAATATATAATATTCTACAAGATATTACTATCAAATCTAATTTAGTAAAAGATGAACTTATAAAAGAACAAGCAGAGTTTACAAAATGTTTTAAAATTACACCACATTTGATTCCAAAGCAAAATGGGTGGAACTCTGTTTCTGGGTCATATGCATATGATGTTGAGTATTTCTTTTCGTATGATTACAGAGAAGTAGTACAAAACAAACTAGACCAAGTTAACAAGTATACAAAAAACAAACAACAAGTTATAGATTATTTTAGTAAAAATCATGTTAACAAGATTTATAATTATCAGTATACTGGTAAGAATGACCAAATACTTGATTTTAATATTTCTATGAATAACAAATTAACAAAACTATATGTCCAACCAGCGGATGCATTTATGTATGAAGCATTTGTAAAGCAAGGTTCAGGTGCCAGAATTGCAATAGACGATAGTAATATACAAATCATTAATGACATAGAACAAGAGTATAATCAAGCAGTTGAAATACAAACAGGCATTCAAGGTCAAGTTGACCAAGTGAGTGATGAAATTATGGCATTAACTGATGACATGACTGCACAGTGGGCATCGTCACAAGGCATGACGCTGAAAGAAGCAGGAGACGTATTAGCAACTAGAAACGGTGATGAAAAACTTCAGTTATTTGCTCAAGGCGAAGAAGCAGTATTTACGCCTGAAAGAAAAGAAAGATTAACAGAATTACATAATACATTAGATAGAATTCAAGCGGAAGAATCTTCAGCAAGGCAGAGAGAACGCCAGTTACTCGCAGAAGTAGACCAAGTGTACCAAGATGTAATAGCAACTCAACTTAGTGGTAATACTCCATTGGATGTTGCAGATAGGAACTTAGCGACTGCTGGCGTAGTCAGACGTGCTACTTCTAGTAATCCTATTTTATTAGTTGAGGATATAGATAATGATGTTATATCTAAATTAGAAACATCAACATTTAATTCTATTCTAGCAACACAATTAAACAACCCAGTAGTATTCAATAGAATAACAAAAGCATATGCTGACCCAAGAAAACTGTCAGTCATAAAATCTACAGATATAGAAAGTGTAGAAATTGCAAGAGAAAAATATTATGAGTCAAGGATTGGCATGAGTACTAGTATGATTAATGCAGACATGACTATTAAAGGTGACCCTTATTGGATTGAAGGATATATCGGCAAACCTGCAAAAATCAAAGAACATTTTGGAGAACAAGGCACAGATACCGAACTACAAATTTTAACATCATTAAATGGAATCAACGGGTGTATCGTAAGGTCAGATGTTACTGAAGGTACTGACGAATTTGGTAATCCTATATTGTCTCAATTTGTATCTAGTTTATATACAGTTAATAATATAACTTCGCAATTTAGTGGTGGTCAATTTACACAGAATTTAGAATTATCTAAGTTTACAGCCGCTGAACAATTTGATGACATGAACTATCTTATTGGTGGTGAAATAGAAGAACCAACAAAAGTTCAAACAAACTATACTACTGCATTCGGACATTATCCTGGAAGAGCATATTTAAATACTGCTGGTATGGTGCTAGGTGGTGAGACAGACGAAGAAAAAGATGATTACAATGCAATTGCAGAACCTACAGGTGCAGGCAATCGAGGCGAGGTCACAATAACACACACAGAAAGTACTATAAGAACTGAAAACGGAGTTATTGTTGAAAATAGCACAACTACTGAAACTGAAACACTGAACGTAGTAGATTCAGATGAGGCTTATACATCTATGAATATTGCAAACATGAACGCAACGGGTGTATTTGTTAATGCTTCTATAGATGGTAATGGAAATGGTGCATCGGCGGCCGATGCCAAACAATTAGCATTTACTATGGGTCAACTAGATGGCCTTTGCAAAGTAGGTGAAAGGGCGGCGTGTACTGCTATGCAAACAACACGAAATGATATAAAACGTATATACGGTGATGCATCTGAGGCAGAGGCGCAAATAAATCAACAAATTGCAGACGGAGATATTACTATGTCGCCTGAAGTAGTTTCGATATTAAACGATGCATATGGTACAACTCTTAATATTACTGGAGTTGACCAATCACTAGTCGATGAGTTTGATGAAACAATAGAATCGCAGAGTAAAGCATTTGTATTACCAACAGATACGTCACTAGAAGATTTAGGGTTTCATAATGATGAAACAGTACAGGATGAAATAATAACACCGGTTGAGTACCCAGATTGGGGAGGAGTACCAGCAAGATTGTTAAATGATGGTTACGTTCCACTAATGAGTGACCCTGCGGTTGAAGTAGTAAACGCAGAAACATCACTTGATACTGATAACAAGAAGATTATTATACCCGAAGGTGTTTATCCTCCATCAGTTTTAGCACAAGGAAGAACATTATATTTACCAGAAGTCGAAGCCGGAACATATACTGCAAAAGAATTAAAAGCAAGAGAAACAATACAGAACGAAATTAATGATATTATGCGTGGTTCAGAGACATTGGATGACTTAACTGAGATACAATATACTAGAATTAAACAATTAGAACAGGGCATAATAACACTAGACGAAGCAGTGAATACTGGATTTAGAGGTGACTTGAATACTTCTGTAAAGACACGTGAATACGAACAAAGATTGATGGACTTGAAGGTTGAAGAGTCTGAACTTAAACAAGACTTAGATGGTACTTATTTTAATTGGTGGGGCAGAGATAGAGATACAGAAAGATTAATTGAAGTACAATCAGAAATGTCAGCAATTCAGCATGGTATGGAATCTTCAAAAGTATCAACCGTCGCAAGTATAGATAAAGGCGATGGAGCAAAGCCTACTATTATTACAGAAGCGGCAAATACAATACCATTGAATGATAGCGGTAGTGTAGATGTCGAAGAAATATCTGTAATTGTTCAGCACGACCCATCAGACAACGATGCACAGACAACTTGGAATGGACATGTAGCAGGCCAAGATGATGCAGTAATTGATACACATAATGTCATATTACCATCTCAATTAGCAGATAGCAATTTGCCTGTATCGTCTAATCAAATTGAACAGTATCAACAAGCACATAAAATATATGAAGGTATGATGACACATACTGATAATGTGCCATTTATAACGGTAACCGAAGAAGATGGATATCAATATCAAATTAGAGATTTTGATAATATTCCTGATATCACATATATTGACGCAAATGGTACAACACAAACTATTACTAATCCATCGGCATATTTTGGATTCAATTCAAGCGATGGCGCAGATTCATATCCTGTAAGTATGGGAGATTATGATAAATTAAAGACTGATATTGCAACACTATTCCCAGATGTTGAGGTTGGAGTCCCACCACAAACAGCAAATGAAAATGCAAAAGCACAAACAAGTGAAGGTCTAGTCATAGAGATTCAATCAGATAGATTTTATATTAAGAGGTAATTCATGTTAAATAAATCCAGATTAACAAAAGCAATAGATTCCGCAGGAAAACATTCAGAACAACCGATAATTGAGTTGTTAGGAAAAGGCATTTATCAGGCTGTTACTGTTCTTACTAATCCAAAAACTGGTGAAACATATATTGACCCTGAAGGTAGAGGTAGATTAGCCGCTTACATTCCTGCATTGGGTGGCAATCCTGAAGACCCACAATTCTTTGATTATGCAAGCCCATTCGGTGGTTCAGGCGAAGGCGGAAACTACGGATTTTTTGGAGTACCTAACGGAGACAATGTTACTATATTAGTCTTCTTCGCAGACGGTGGAGATATTAATAAGGGTTACTGGTTTGCTGTAGCACAAGAAATACCCGATGTTGTAGCAGGCGGTGCCGCTTCTGGAGAAGCACTAGATGACGGTACGGGGCTTGGTTCGGGTGCATTTGTTGGATTGTCTTCAGCAAAAGAAACACCACCATCTATAGGTGACAGTTATGCAGACAAAGATAAGTTAGCAAACAGTAATTTCAATACTAACACCGCAGAACAGGGAATATACACAGATGATAGAAGAGGCAAGTCTACTGCTTCCCCACACAGAGATGCGAACTACGAGACACCACAAGAGAATAAAGTTACAGGTATAAAAACACCTGGAGGTTCTGCATTGACGTTTGACGATGGCAGTGTAGGTGATGACGGCACAATTCATCCAAATCAAATTAGAATGACAACTGGTACTGGTGCAAGTGTGGTGCTTGACGGAACCAATGATTTCATATATGTAATCAATAGTAGCGGTACTGGGTGGTTAGAAATTGGTGCTTCTGGTGAAGTAATGGTATACGCAAAAGGCTCAATGTCCGTAAGAACAGAGAAAGATTTTAATGTACGTGCTGATAAGAATATTAACCTAGAAGCAGGCGATAAAATAAACATACACAGCAAGAGCAACACATTGTTAAATTCAGATGACCAAATACATATTCTTAGTGAAGGTTCATCGTTCTTGCAATCAAAAGGTTCATTACATATGAATGTGGGGCAAAACATGTATGCGTCAACTGGTGGTCTTATGCATTTAAATGGTCCTCAGGCTTCAATTTCTCAATTAATTAAAAGAGAAGCAAGAGATGATATGCAAGATGGGCAGAATACACAAATACAAGATTCTATTATTCCTAAAGTAATCACACATGAACCTTATCTAAGGACGGCCCAAACAGAAGCCGGGACACCAAATCCTCATTCACCAGCAGGTAGCATTGCTCCTAACCCATCAAGTTCAGGAGGTGCCAGCGGTGCCGCGAACCAAGAGTCGATTACAAGTAATATTCCTCCTGGCGCAGTAGGTCAGGGTACTGGTGTAGTAACTTATGGTTATGAGATTGGTTCGGCAGGTAAAACTAGAAACAAAGCAATTCAGGCTGAATTGATGAGTATATTAGATACAGCCGCAAAAGCATCAGGCGTTGATGCTGTAATTACAAGTGGTGGTCAAGATATTAAAGGTCAAGGAACGAGAAGAACAGGGTCTACTAGACATGATGGTGGTTATGCGGCAGATGTTGCATTATACAGTAATGGAAATCGTTTGAGTGTAAACAAAAGAGCAGACTTGGCAATAATTATTGCGTTCTGTGAAGCGGCAAAAAGTGCAGGTGCTAAGAGTATTGGTGCTGGCCCAGGATATATGTCTGGTAATACATTCCATGTTGATATCGCACTTGGTGTTACAACAGCATCATCGGGAGCAAACAGATGGGGTGCAGGTGGACGATTAAGAAATTCACCTAGTTGGTTAACAAATATTATGGTATAATAAATATCAAAGGAGAGAGTAATGGAGATGGAACAAACAGTAGGTGATGTAGGTGGAGACTTTTCTAAAACAGTAATAGTCGAAAGTACAGGACCAGAAGGCGATGTCCAAGCGGGCATAGAATTCATCTATCATATGCGTGAGCATTTGGTAGACGTAGGGATAGCAACAGTTTATGCATTAGTAGTATATGCTTTAGTGTTGTGGATTAAAAGAAAATTAAGTTAAAGGAATATATGAGAGAAAAAATAAGAATGCAATCAACAGTATCGGCACATTTTTATACGTGTACGAAAAATAAACGTCTCCATCCAGAGAAGATGAAATTAAAGAAGTTTGACCCTATTGTTAGAATGCACGTAGAGTACACCGAACAAAAGATAAAAAAGTAAGGATAATAAATGATTTTTGATAAGAAGAAAGGCTCGTTGTTAAATTACATTCAACTACCGTTGCATGTGATAACGCCGTATGGTACCTACTTAGGTACCGGATACGATGATAACAATAAACCTACGTATATACTTTCTCATATAAAAGTTAGTACAGAAAGACTGGAGGACCTTACTTTTTCATCACTAAGTAAAGATGCAATCATTGAAGACAACGCACCAATATTAACAAAAACAGATGATAATATTATCGGATATAACTATAAGATTTCTGAAACTGAGTTAAAATATGGTTATATTACAGTTGCATCAACACGAATAGATATATCACAAAACAAAATAACTAAAGATGCCGCGGCATTTATTTTAGAAAAACAACTAAGAAACATTGGAAATATACTAGAAAAATATGTACATTATGTTAGATTTGCACAACCACAGTATGATGCTATGTTGTATTATTTCTTTAATCTAGGTATTTCAAAAATTGAAAATAGTTCAGTTATGGACTTGATTAACGCAGAAGATTGGTTTAATGTAACAGATGAAATTCAAGCAGATATAAAAGCAAATAACGGCAGAGTTGATGAACAAGCCGCCGTTATGAGAATTAAAACTGCTAAGATGTTTAGTTACGTTCCTGGATTTTAAACAGGTCTTTCTGTCAAAATCTTATCAATAAGTCCGTATTCAAGTGATTCCTCAGCACTCATAAACTTATCACGTTCCATGTCTTCTGTTAATTGTTTGAATGTTTTTCGTTTAGAGTTGTGCTTGACATAAATTTCAGTTAAGTTCTTCTTCATCTTCATAATCTCATCAACTTGAATTTGCATGTCAGTTGCTTGACCACCTGCACCTCCACTTGGTTGATGTATCATGTGTCTTGCATTCGGTAATGCATATCGTTTCCCTTTTGCGCCTGCTTGTGCTAACAGGCTACCCATGCTACATGCTTGTCCCATTATAGTTGTTGCTACATCTGGTTTAATGAATTGCATTGTATCATAAATTGCCATACCAGAAGTTACTACACCTCCTGGTGAATTGATATAGAAATGAATATCTTTGTCTGGATTTTCTGCTTCTAAAAATAATAGTTGAGCGCAAATCAAGTCTGCTTGGTAATCATTGACTTCACTTGTTAAAAATATAACTCGTTCTTTTAGTAAACGTGAAAAGATATCATAACTTCTCTCTCCATTTGCTGATTGGTCAATGACCATTGGGACTAGGTTAGGCATAATTGTTCCTTTATTGTAGTTAACTTCGGTGCAATGAAATCTCTAATCATTTCATTATTTGTTTCATCATTAAAATGTGTATGGTCGCATAGTATTGCTTCCTTACTATATTTATTTGTATAGTACGCAGTTGCATTGCTTTTATTATCAAACTGAATCCATTCAGTTTTAGATTTTAGATTTTCAAAACTTGGGAAATCTTCTAAGTGTGCAAAAAAACTCCATAATATTGGCTTGACTCCTAGCATATTACATAGATTAATTGTTTGTAATGTGTCTAGTAATCCCCAAAATTGTTGTGAGTTTTTAATAGCAGTTATATTCCATTGTACAGATTTCCATGTTTCAAAATCATTTCCCACTGCAAATGTTGGTTCATTCATTGGTTGTGTTATTGAACGCAGGTACTCCCATGCACTTGCACTATCTCGGTATACATCGTCTTCAATTACAGATAAATCAGTTTCAGTTTCAATTTGAGTATATGAGTCCTGCATCACTCTAAAGTTTAAACTAGACCTATGCCAAGCAAATTCGATAAGCATTGCATCAATATCGTGTTTTTCTTTTAAATAGACTAGTTTGTTGAGGTATAATTCACTTCCCTTACCAGCACATGCGCTGTTAAAGAATTCTATACCATCAGTATGTTCATACAACCACTTCTCAAATGGCAACGCTAATGGGTCACCACCATCGGGGTTGTAGTGCATACCTACACTGTAACTAGAACCAACAATTCCTACTTTCATTAAAATCTAATTCTGTTTGGATGTACTTTGCTTTTTAATTGTTCTTCAAGTGAACTTATTTTTTCTTTCAAATTTTCTATAGTTAGTTCTTGCAATCTAATAGTTTCTTGTGCAATCAATAACTCTGGGTCTGTTTCAAATGAGTATTTCGTAATCTCTACATCATCGTAATGTTGAAAGTTTGCAAAATCTAGCACTTCTTCGTGTGTATATTCGTGTGTGACAGCCCATTCATTTGGAAATAGCCAATCTCTTTCTTTTGCTAGTTCTGGAAATAACTCTAGTTGTACTTCTTTTGCCACAATATTCTCCTATGTTATGCTTATTATTATATCATTAAAAAATAGTCTTGTCAAGTGTCTGTTTCCAAAACTTCGAAGTTTATGCAGTGATAAATACTCTTAATAGAAAATAACTACAGAGAGAATAAGTTATGGCAAAATTTACAGGTTTTAGTACCAAGAACAAAAAAGCAATCAATCATATTCTAACAGGAAATGATTTGGTTGTTGAAGACTTAATGAATCACATTATGACTCGCAAAGGCGAAAGAGTAATGTTGCCGACATATGGTTCAATTATACATGATATGATATTCGAACCACTTACTCCTGAAGTTACAGAGTTAATAGAAGAAGATTTGACAAATATTGTCAATGATGACCCACGATGCAACTTGACAAGCATTGCAGTAAGCGATAGCGGACACCGAGTAAATGCATCACTTAGAATTAGTATTCTACCATCAAATACTGAGGTAGATTTAAACATAGATTTAGAGAGAGAATAAAATGAGCCAAGACAGAGTGGACAATTTATTTGCAAGTGAAAGTTGGACAGCAGTCTATACTGCATTCACAAATGTTAGTTTAAAAGCGTATGACTTTGATACAGTCAGAGAGGCGTTACTAGCATACACGAAGCAAACATACCCAGAAAAATTTAATGACTTTATTGCAAGTTCGGAATTTATAGCAATCCTCGACTTAGTTGCATACTTAGGACACAGTTTATCGTTCAGATTGGACATGAACACACGTGAGAATTTCTTAGACTTAGCAGAACGTAGAGCAAGTATTCTACAGATGGCAAAGACTTTAGGTTATAATAAGACACGACCTATCAATGCAAAAGGATTTATGAAAATCACAAGCATATCAACAAATGAAGACGTATACGATAATGAAGGCAACTCTCTCGCTGGTAGTATTATCAATTGGAACGATGCAAACAATGTTGATTGGTATGAAGATTTTATCAATATTATTAATTCATCTTTTGCTGGGACAACAAAAATTCAAAATCCAAACGCATCATTAACTGTAGCAAATGTAGAACATTATTCGTATGAAATCAACGAAGATGTTAACACAAAAGCAGTGACGTATACCTTCAATGCAAATATTGATGGTGGCTCCAGAACTTTTGATACTGTTCGTACTGAATTTGTCGATAACAAAGTTGTTGAAGCAGAACCTAATCCTAATAAAAACTTTACTATTATTAATCGTAATGACAATTTAGGACCGGCATCAGACAGAACTGGCTTCTTTGTGTTTGCAAAAGCAGGAACATTGGCATATAAAGATTTTCAATATAATACTAAGATGTCAAACAGAGTTGAACCTATCGACATTGATAATGTTTCTAACTCAGATGTATGGGTTCAAAAGATTAATAACTTAGGTGAATATAGTTCTAGTGTGACTAAAGTTGATAATGATACAAGAGAAACAGCAATATTTAATTCATTGCGAAATGGCAATGGTGATATCGTAAACGTAACAACATTAGATAACAACGCAGTATCTTTGCATTATCCTGATGGCGTTTTCGGAAACGCGGCTTTTGGCAATTATCGTGTTTGGTATCGTCAGGCTGATAATGAAAACTTTTCAGTAAATGCAGATGACGTTAAAGAGAAACTAATTACAATACCATATGTGGGCGCAGACGGAAGAACTTATAGATTGTCACTAACTGTATCAAGTACAAAAGATTTTGGTGAAAACTATGCAGGCGAGACATACGCAAGTGTAAGACGTGTTGCACCTAGAAGTTATTATGCGCAAGATAGAATGGTTAACGCACAAGACTACAATGTGTATCCTCTTACATTAGGAAACAATGTTGTTAGAAAAATTAAAGCAGTTAATACAACTTTTGCGGGTGCCTCTCGTTTCTTTGAAATGGATGATATAACTGGGCACCACTCAAATTTGAGTGTTACTGGTACAGACGGAAGTGTATTTGTTGAAGATGAAATTACTAAAATGTCTTTAAGTTTTAACAAGTTAAGTGGCGACAGTGATAACTTTATTCGTAATGTTCTAGTAAAAGCAATTAAGCACCCTAGTTTAATAAACAAATACTATCACACAAACAAAAATTCAGCAACAGTGACACTTGAAGATGTCGATGTAGCATACACTGTTGGTACAACGAATTCTATGCAAATAAATGCACCACTTCTAACTGATACATTATACGACGGTGACTATTTAAAATTGTTAACAACAAGTGGAGAAGAAATTTGGACAAAAATAACAGATTCTTCATCACCATATACTCTCAATGAATATATCCCAGAAGATGGAACTATTAAAACAATAATCAGAGGATTTAGAACTAAATTTACAGAGAGTGAAATTACTGCAATTAAAACACAAATTAATAATGGAGTGTCTACATTTACGCTATACTATACATATGTGGGTGGTGTTTGGGGCTGGGCATTAGCAGGTGGTTCAGCCGATATTCAAGTTACATTTACATATACGTCAGGCCTAAGGGACATGGAATCAGAATACCTTGCTACTATTCCTGGCAAAAATATTGCATTCGAAAGTCGTGACCAAGTTAAATTTTACTACAGTAATAATACTATGGTGATTGATAACGAAACTAATCTTGCAGAACGTGATTTAGTTTTAATAAACTACAAAGGCTCTGAAGGTATAACATCTATTCAGCCCTCTACAACTGTTGAGGGAGATGTAACTATCGGTTATACTACAATATCTAATTACGCAGATGACGGCTCAGGTGGTGCTACATTTGATGCTGAATTTAAACATACAGGAGCAGATGCAAACTACAAGTTTTATGATTTAGCACCAACAGATAATGATAACCCAACAGTTTCAAATGTATCTACATCGCATTGGTTAGTAACTCCAGAAGGAATAGAATACCCAATCGACACTTCTACAGAAATCATATCTCCTGCAAGCCCAGATAATATTATCGGAGCAAGCCCAGAATTTAAATTAGAACTAGCAGTAGATAATATTACAGATTATATTTCATCGTTATCTTCTATTGCAGATGATGTACAAACAACAAGCACAACTGAATATGCGTTATCTGACGGAACACAAATTTTGATTAATACTGATGGTGATTGGGCTAATGCAAACTCATCGTATACCACAATGACTGATACAGGTTTAGTATCACGTGGATTCAAAGGTCATGTTTCAACAACGTATTTTAGTCAACAACAAATTGACAAGAACTTTGCATTCTTGGATAGTGATGAGTTACCGGGAGGTGACACTCCGGCGGGCAGACAATCAGCGGCAATAGGTGACCCAGGTGTACAATGGGAATATGTGGTATCAGTTGTAGGCAATCAGTATACATTTACTTTGCCGGCATGGGACCCACGAATTGACAGTTTAGACACCGATATATACTTTAAGCAATGGGCATATGCAGAATTAGATTTAGTTAGTTCAACTGCGTTGACTACCGACAACTTAATTCTTAAAGATTCATCAACACAGGCAATCGTTGACGCAAAGCATACGACAGTAACAGGTCAGGGTGGCAATAATTATAAAGTTGTCTTCTGGACAATTGACCCAGGAGTAGGCACGTTACTTGATGCATACATAGGAGATGCATCGGGGACAACGACACTTGTTGGCTTCGGTGTTAAAGTAAAAGCATCATTAGATTTATCAATTGTCAACAAGATTGAAACAACTACATATGACACAGATGCAAGTTATATATATGACCAATATCTTACTCCAGAAGGTTATGTAGACAATACCAAAGTAAAATTATTAACATTTAATGTAAATAACTACCCATATGCGATGCTTGACATTACTAATAATAATAGTATGGTGTTAGAAGAATTCTCAGAAAACAATATAGTATATGAACGTGCATCCCGTATTGCTTTTGCAACTCCTGGAACAGGCTCATTACCGGATATTTCTCTTCCATTGACTGCTACGTTGTGGTATAACACAACTAATACAGAATGGTATATAAGATTAGGCGATGGTTGGTTATTGTTAACACAGAAAACAATTAATGCTGATGGTTCTATGACAACTTCTGGTGTTACATATAGAGTTGTGGAAGGCATATCATTTTCTAAAGATGTGTTTATGAGTTTCAGATGGGACCATTATGCAGACACCGATAAACGAATTGACCCAAGCACAAGTAATATTGTCGATGTGTATGTATTATCATCGGATTATGTCAGAAATGTTAATAGTTGGATAGCAAGTAACTTTACAAGAGCGTTACCTGTTGCACCTAATAGTTATGAACTGTCACAAACGATGGCTAGCATTGAAAGTAAAGCATCAATTTCAGACCACATTAGTTATATTCCAGTACAGTTTAAGTATCTATTCGGAACTTATGCTGAACCAGAAAACCAAGCAGTATTTAAAGTAATTAAGAAATTAGGTTCTGGATATACCGATAGCGAAACAAAAGCAATGGTATCAAGCAAAGTTAATGAATATTTTTCAATTGATAACTGGGATTTCGGTGCGACATTCTACTTTTCTGAACTTGCGGCATATTTGCATAAAGAATTAGGCGACTACATTTCGAGTGTTGTGATTACACCTAAATACTCAGGAAACACATTTACAAAATTGCTAAGTATCTCTAGTGAACTGAATGAGATATTCATGTCGGTCACTACATCAAATGATGTATCGATTATTAAGCAATTATCACAATCTGAATTACAAGGCGAATAAAGATGGCAAAAAAGATTTATGATTTTCTTCCAGCACACTTAAAAAATAGTGAACTAGAAACAATTGTTGAAACAACACTTGACCGTGCTTTCTCTCAAGGAGAAATGGAAAAGACTAAAGCATTTGTTGGGCGAAAAGAAAAAGGAATCTATAATGAAAACGACATTTATTTGTCGTTTCCTGCACACGCTTTTGCACGTGAGAACTATGGTCTTGAACCTACGTTCACTAATGTAAATGCAACAGATAATGTTTTTTATGAAGATTTATTCAATGCATTATTCAATAAAGGTTCATTAACTAACGACCATCGTAGGTTATTTAAAACTGATTTAGAAACAGTGCAACTGCCTATCGATTTAGATAAGTTTATAAATTATGCAATGTATTACTGGGTCAGTCCTGGATTCTTTGCGGGCGCAGAACAATCTACAACAAATAAACACTATATCACAATTGATAAAGGTAATGCAGACTGGTGGAGTTCTAATAACTCTTGGTATCATTATGACGATATTAGAAGTCAGATTACAGATGCAAATTATACACTAATATCACAAGCATTAAGACCAATTATCGAATTCGATAACAGTATTGAATTGAGTGACGCTAGTGCAACAGTAACAGAATTTGATATTCCTGAGTTTAAAGCATACGACAGTACTAATACGTTTGTACAAGATATTAAAATATTTAATTATGTAACAGGTACAGAATTCGCAGTAGACCAAGAACTTGATATTCAACCTAAACTAAAAGCAGGTGATTATCAAAGTGAATTCATTTTCAATATTGACTTACTGGATAACTTATCTTACAAATATAATTCAGAATATAAAACACTATATACCGCATCAACATTTGATTATAGAAACCTAAGACAAGAATTGGGCAATGTTGAGAACTTGTCCCAAATAGAACTTTTACAAGAAGCAAAAAATGTCAATGACATCGATTTGTATGTAGATGGAATTAAACAGATAGGCAATTACACATACAATAATGTGACAAATAAAATTAATACAACTAGTGAATTAACTGGTTACGTATATGTAGATTATTGTACAAAAGATGAAGTAATATATGACGGTGATGAAGTATTTCAAAGATTACAACCAGCATTAGAATACAATGTAGATAATCTTTCATATGTTAATATAGATATCCCATATTCTACAATATATGAGCATGTTGTACGTATTATAGAAACTACAAATAGTTTAGTAGGAAAACCAAACGGTGTTAGTAATTATAGAAACTTGGGAGATAATACAGATAAACTAAGACACGCAAATGAAGGTAGTGTACTTATTAGAAATACAGTTGATATTAAAGAGGCATACTTTGCAGTCACACGTGACGATTATGACCCATTCTTGGCTACTGAATTCTTATCAAATGCGTATAACGGATATAAAAATAAAATTCTTACTACTGTGATTGATATTTTGTCATCATCTGCTAGTAAAACAAAAACAGACTTGCAAATATTAGAAGAAGCAGTTTCTACGATATCTCTGGGTAAACAACAAAGTATTAGTATCTTTAGAGATAGCACAATGATTAATTTCGGTGAAGAATTCGCACACTATGAAGAACTTCAAATTACTATAACGCCAGGCTCATCTGAACAAGTTATGCCTAACTTTATATCTGATATTGTAAATGATGAAGATATTATGGTCATAGTAGATAATGTAGTACAAAGATTTGGATTAGATTATACTATTCCTATTGCAGGTAACTCCGTAGACTTTTCTTCGCCATTATCAGGTACTGAAACCGTATTTGTCAGGTTATATAAAAATATTAAATCAACATATATACCACCAAGTGCTACATCATTAAAAATCCATCCAGCATTTGAACCAAAGATTGTCGTGGACTTGGAATATGATAATGAAGTAGGATTTGTTCAGGGACATGATGGGTCGTTGATGCCATCGTATTCTGAATTTTTTGCGGCAGGCGAAATTGTAATAGGAACTGAATACGAAATAACAACAACAGGAAATACTGATTTTACATTAATCGGAGCCACAGACAGCAACGTTGGTACTATATTCACTGCGACAGGAGTTGGAACTGGTACGGGTGTTGTAAAATTTAATGGCAGAATAGATAAAGTTATGTTGATGTTTGAAACATTAATATATAATAGATTAGACACACATAGTACTAATATTGATAGTATGAACTATGGATTATATGATGTACAAAGTGAATATTCCAATGCGGAAAAGAAATATATGTTATATCCTTTCTTTAAGAAATGGATGATAAGAAACAACATTGATAATTTATATAATGATATATATGATGCAACTGATTGGAAAACGTGGAACTATCGTGTAAAAAACGAAGATGCAAGTGGCCATTGGAGAGGATTGTTAATCTACATTTATGGTACTGATAAACCAATGATTGAGCCTTGGAGAGTTTTAAAACTTTCACAAAAGCCATCAGGGTTTGACCAAACATATGCAGGACATGGTAACTATTATACAGAAGTATTCTGGAATGACTTTATATCCCAAAATTCTCTTACTGTCCCAGTGCCAATTGATTCTAATGGATTCTTAAAAGAACCAAAAGACTTATTCTTTGGTGGTAATATTTCACCAGAAGAAATTGCAATAATGGACCAAGACTGGGAATTCGGAGATAATTCACCAGTAGAGTTAGCATGGACAAGAAGCAGTGAATACCCATTCGCAAACTTTCTATTAATGATGTTGAGTTGTCCGTTTGAGGTTCTATATAATTATTCATCACAAGTAAAAGATATTATTACATATTTTAATACACATAACGGTATTGATACAACTGCTATTGTAGAAGAAAAGCAAGACTACACATTTAAACTAGGTTCTAAATTAGGTGGATTTGTTAATAACTTCAAACTGTTAACAGAAAACAATTCATTATCTAATAGTAGGTTTACTGAGATACCTGAAGATAACTATAATTTGTTCGTACATACAGGCGAACCAAATAGAAGTGAATTTTTCAGTGCATTAATTATTGAAAAAGTTTCGTTAGATAGTCCTCATCCGGTATATGCATTTGCAGATTTGTCAAATTATTCTGCTGGAATGATTGTACTAAATTCAAATGATGGCAAGTATTATAAAAGAAAATCAACAGAATTAACTACAAAGGAACAATCACCTCCTAGTGCAACATATTTTGATTATAGCAATTGGACATTAATATCGCAACCGAAAACAGGAAAGTTTGGGTTCAGAGTACATGGATATGATGAAATAAATCCAGTATTCTATTCTATGGCATGGGATAAAGCAAGTGGTGAAAAAGTCTTCTCTACACAAGGCGATTTAGCAAATTTACAGAACTGGCAACAGGGAGAATATTATAGACAAGATTCATATGTTGTATACAATAATCAACCATATGTTTGTTTAGAAACACATACTGCGACAACACTATTTGATGATAATTACTCCGATTGGAAAGCAGTAAGTGAGTGGCCTAGAGAAAACAGAATACAATCAAACGGTTATAAAAAGTTACTAGATGATACTCTTAAAACATATAATTACGGTGATATTTTAGAAAGTATTGACGATGTTACTCATTTAGTCATGGGTTACCAAGAATACTTAAAAGCAGTAGGTTGGGATTTCACTGACTTAGATGACAAAGGTGAAGTCGTTGATTGGGAAAACTTACTATACAAGTTCTTAGATTGGCAAGCAGAACAGCATCAAGTCGGCGATTTTATAACACTGACACCAATGTTAATGAGTGGTTCATTTTCGGCACCATACGGTGTTGCGAGTGTCAGAACTGAAACACACAAAAACTTTTATCGTGTAGTAGATGCATCAAGTAGGCTTATACCCAATACAGAAATAAAATTTTATACAAACGGCGACACAATTACATTTAGAAGCAATGTTCCTGTATACGGTATGAAAATGGATATATCAGATGTGGAACATGCATTTGTTGTTGACCGAGTGGATAGTTATGAAGATGTAATTTATAATCCATTAACGCATGATAGAAATCTTAGAATGAAGATTGACTGCAACAGGACAATAGACTGGGATGGAACGCTAACCGCAGATGGTTACATAGTGTACGATAATAAACTAATACCTAACTTTGACACAATGATTGCTGAGACAGAATTCTATAGAGACACATTAGTGGACCAAGGATTGTCTATCATAAACAAGTTGAAAGCAAGTCAAATTGGATATACTGAAAGGACGTACCTGACAAATCATGGTGTTGAAAGAGAATCACAATTAGAATTTTATAAAGGGTTCTTGTCTCATAAAGGTACAAATTCTAGTATTAATAGAATTCTTAATAATAATTCAAACTTTAAAGATATTCAACATGAAAACATATGGGCATTCAAATTAGGCAGTTACGGACATATTGAATCTACATATACTTTAACAAACGATAATATTTTAGTTTCTGATATGGTTTCTGACCCGTTCTTAGTAGAGTTCGATGCTGTAGAAAATCCAATGAAATACAAGAGTTCTAAAAGAAAACCTGCAATTAAAAATGCAGGATATGTTGACTCAAATGATGTAAATTATATAGTTAAAGATTATGATGGACTATCGGGTTTAGATACTTCAAATTTATATGAAGGCGACATTGCTTGGATTCAGTTTGATAAAGACAGAGATTGGGATGTTGCGAGATTAAGCGAGATTGCAGAAATAAGTTATATCGGTGAAACAAATGATAACCAATTGTACTTAGGCTTAACCTCAGAGATTGATGCAGACTATCTTGACCAACCGATATACCTAAAGATTTCAGGCTCTGAAATCGACCCATCTATTGCAGATTACTATTTGCTAACACTAGATGGAACTAGAGATGTTGACGGCACCACGATATACGAATACTTAGTATTTGAACAAGACTTTGAGCCTGTTATTGTTGAGATTGATGTTAGTACAACAAATAGTATATATGTGCCTACATCTACAGATTCAGGTGTAGAAGCAATCGGTACAGCAAGTAATCCTGTAATAAATGTAGGAGATACATTATACATTGATGGTACAGAATTTGTATATAGTTCAGCGACTGGCGGGGCAAGTGGTATTACTATTTTAGGTTCAACTGCTAACCCAGTTGTTGACCCAGGCGAAAGAGCAAGTTTTGTAATTTATGATAATAACGGGTTGGTCGTAAACACAAATACTACTGTAATATTTACAGGAACAGTTGCACAAACTACTGGTGGATTTTCTTCTGTGTATGGTGACCAAATAACTATTGATGGGGCAACGCTGACCATAGATTATAGTGCAACGAATGACATAAATTTAGAAAGTGCAGGAACAACGTCATCTGTGCTTGACACAGGCAATACTGTTACTATCGATGGCGTGACAAAGACAGTTGCAGATATCACAGTGACTGGAACTACAACAAGTCCAGTTATGTCATCAACAACACCGTTAGTCATTAACGGAGAATCTATAACACTCACGGCTGCCGATGACTTGACAGCGATTATCGATGCCATTAATGCAGGCTCAAGTACGGTGGTTGCTTCAAATTCATCAAATCAGTTACAGATTTCAACATCAGTTTCGAAACTAGATATGTCAGGTGGTGCGTTAATTGAACTAGGCATTTCAAGTGGTACTATATATTCTGAAAGTAAACTTGAAAATCTAGCATCAGAACTTGATACAATAACGGACATCACTGCATCAATTAACATTGATGGCAAATTAGTAATAGAAAGTTCTGCCGCATCTATGGTGATTTCAGGCACGGCATTGTCTCAGATAGGAATTGGTGCAGGTACATATGAAAGAAATCAAGCACCGACACAAGCAAGTATAGTAGGTCAGATTAATGCACTTATTACTCCTGGAGTGGAAGCATCAGTTACATCAGGTCAGATTAGATTTGAAAGTATCAACCATGACTTAGAAATCATAGAAGTAACTTCAGGTGCAATGTCCAGATTAGGATTTGCAACTACAACGGTTACTGTAAATGCAACCGACAATATTGTTGATGATTTGAATAATCAAGTATTTACTTCAGCCTCAACGACTGCACAAAAGGATGATAAACAAGTAAAAATATTAAGTAATGAACAGAGTGTTGTCGTATCAAATATACAAGGAAACCCATTAACAGATATAGGTATACCTACTGGAACATATTCAAATACCTCGACAGTAAGTACTTCAGCCGTTGAATTTGCAAGTCAAATTAACTCTGCTTCTTCTTCTATCGTGGTGAATATATCTAGTGACGGTAGAATGATTTTTACTAGTAACGGTACTTCTATGTCATTCGTTGGCTCAGACAGTGCGCTTTTGACTGCTATAGGTTTGGTATCATATTACTCTAGTGTTACAAGCAACACGAACTACAAGGCAATGTTCTGGAAGTCATTGAGATACACTCCAAATTTTGGAGCATCTTCATTTAATGAATTTTATTCTGAACTAGGTCTTAATTCTGGAAGTTTAATTTGGGCAGATGAGATGCAAGGCGAAGGTTGGGCAGTATTGAAAAGAAGCACAACAGGTTCACTATCTATACATGCAAGGCAATCAGAAGAAATCAATACCGACCTTGTACATAGATTAATTGTAAAAGATGGAGAAACGTTTATTACACATAACTTATATGACCCACTAAATTTAAAAATGCCAGGAGCAATTGTATCTAAATTAGATTATGTGTCATGGAATGACCCAGCACGATATGACTATGTTGGTAGTGTAGATATATGGTTAGATGAAAAAGTCGGTGAAATCTGGTGGGACACAGACGATGTGCGTTTTTATCGTTATAATGACTATGGTGACGAAAATGCAAACTTACAGGTAGATTATGTAAAACGACATTGGGGACAAATTGTTCCTGGTTCTACGGTGTCAGTAAAACGTTGGACAAAAACAAGAACATTACCAACAACTGTATCACAATTTAACGTTAAGAAGTATTTTGATACAGAGTTAGACAAAGAGATTACTGAATATTTTTATTGGGACACATCAAATGATATTGCTGAAGAACTAGCAGTACTCATTTCTACAGGTCAGATAAAAAATAAATTTATACCAGTAGGACCTACAAGCATACTAATAAGTAACAATGCATATCTCTATGGCGAAGAGACAATAAAAATAGCGGTAGAATACAGGTCAGTAGTCAATCCTGGTAATACAAAAGTTTCAAGTGATTGGGAATTAATTGGTGAAAATACCGATACTAAGGTGTTACCAATGCTAGTGAATGATATGACAGAATCATTAGCAAACATTAAAGTACCAAACATATTTGCAGATGATTTAGACTCGACTCAATTAGCAGATGTTAATAACGCAATTGTTAATGTATCATGGATAGAAGACTTGACTATAAACGATATTGTGGTCACATTAAACAGTAGTATTGTCCCTGCGAAACACATTAGTATTAATGGGTCTAACTTACAAGTCAACCAACAATATACTATGGTTGAAGGTGACATATTGCGAGTCTATCAAGTCGATGAAAAAACAGACAATTGGTTTACTAACTTATCTCAAGCAAGAATAACTTTTGCAACCTTTATGAATAGTAAACTAGCGAATAAATTATTACGAACTACATACTCAAAATATGACCAATATATTAACGATAATGAGTTTATATTTGGGCTAACAGATTGGTATTTGAATGAAAATTATAAAGACATAAAACAGTTCTCATATTTGTCTACAACTAGAAATTTTGATATGTTAAAAGAATATAAACAAGGCACGAAGTCATTTAAAATTCAACTACCAACGCATAACGAATATTACTTTGAAGACAATGATGCACTGAGATTAGTGAACAGGAGTGATGGTTCACTTAAGTTGTCTTTCCAAAACATTGTATACCCAGATGCGAATTATACTACATATTATAATAATGCTATTGGTATACAAATTTATGAGTTTATGAATATGTTAAACACATTTGAAACTGATAAGTTTATAAATGAAACATTCTTCGCTATGATTAATTATTTGTTTACCGAAAAGTCATATCCTGATTGGATATTCAAAACTAGTTATATTGACTTAAAACTTTATAATAGAGATTTAAGACAGTATGCAGTATATCAAAGAGATAGCGAAGAAGATACTATTGAGTATATTAATGAAACTAAACCATATCATGTTAAGGTCAGAGATATTGAACGAATTTATTCAACAAACGAAACTGCTAATACAAAAACTTCAGTTGAAGAACGTATGAATATTACGTTAAACTTCGGCAATAATAGCCGATATGAAGACCAAACGCTTGACGGCGGCGATTACGAAATAATTTCTGAACCAGAAAACCTAGATGAAATAGGAGACGGAACTTGGGAACAAGGCACGCTATTAAGAAATAGATATACCCCAACTGCGTCAACAACTGGGTTTGATACTGGATTAGTTAGAAGCGGTTACTTAGATGCGGCAGTGTTGCGTCTACAAACATATAACGGAGATATTACTGGTGGCATTGGTGCAAACACTATTGACAACACGAAGTTTTACGTGTATGATAAGTTAGGTAGAGGTTATTCTATTGATGTGATTGATAGCGATACATTATCATCGTTTAACGGTACGACATTGGTAGTTAATACTGCAAGTAAATTTAAAACTGCGTCAGGAACAGATAAAAAAATAATAGCGGTTGAACGTCCAAATAGTTCACAAATTGAATTTATGATGTATGATACTAAAGAAAATACATCTTTAACAATATCAGATAGAACGCTGTACAATGGATTAGGTTATGAATTTGAAACTGGAAGTAAGGTCTATATTTTAGGCACACCTCTACAAATTGTACTACATGACTTGGTTTAGGATGCGTACGGTGATAAAATGATAAATATAATAAGATACGATATCTAAGAGAGAAAAACATGTTTAATGATAAAATACAGTCACAAGTAGTAGGTCAGTTGAAGATTTTCGACAAAGACTCAGGCGAAGTGCTTGTGCAAAAGAAAAACGCAATTCATCCAGGCAACATGGCTTACGTCATGGCGAGTGCATTAGCGGGAAAACCTGTTGATATAAATGCAAGTGGCGGCGCACCGTCAATTAATTGGATGCAATTCGGCAACGGTGGTAGTAATTCAACAACGACACTATCATATCGCTCTCCTAGAGTATTTCCAACTTATGACGGTGAACCAATAATTTCTAGTAACTCGGCGTTATATTCACCAACATATGAACAACAAACTGTTTCAACAGTTTATTACCCAGGTGAAGACTTGGGTGGCGGAGTATTTGTTCCAAATAACACATCAAAAATTAACTTTACCGTAGACATGACACATAGTGCATACGCAACGGCAGTTGGCGAGTCTGTACCGGCTAGTGATAGTTCGACAGACACGGATGCTGTAACGGCATTCACATTTGATGAAATTGGTCTGATAGCAGGAGTTACAGACAATGGCCTGCTAGATAAAACAAAATCATTGATGTTAACACACGTGACTTTTCACCCAGTGTTATTATCAGCAAATAGAACGATTGTAATTGACTACACAGTTACAATACAAATTAGTTAATCATAGGTAGGGGACGACTGTATGATTATAATAACATTAGGTAAACTTTAGGAGTATAAAAATGGCTTCGGGCTCAACAATTACATATAACGACTTAAGTACTTTGCGTAACACTATGAATACCATTTTGAATGGTACTGGTGTTCATGGCGGGTATAATCAAGGCCACACGGTAGCGGCTAACCCATCTACGGGTGATTTAATCGATGACGCATATCACGATTCGCTTTATAGTGCGGCGGCAAAAATTGCAAACTATTACAATATTTCAAATCCATTTACGGCAGTAAATGCAGGAACAACAGTTGACTGGGACCATTATGGGGCATCAGCATCAACATTTAACTCAGATATTAATACACGTTTTAATAACCCTTGGAGTTATTCTTCAGGTTGGGATACATCAGTAACTACTGAGACATCTGGAACAAAATCAAATTGGAACGGAGCAATATCAACAGAAATTACAGTGACTTTCACAAACGAAGCGACTAAGAACGCATGGTTCGCCGCTGGTGGTGAAATTCGTGTTTCAATGTCACACAGTGATACAACGAATACAAATCAAGGTGACTCTTGGGAACAACTTACAGCAGAAATGGGAACATTCAGATATTCAGTAAGACCACAAGATTCAAGTGACGTAGACACTCGTACACGTTATAAGTATTCTGATTTAACATCATCATACGTAGTACATAAGCGTGAGTATGCCGATGCATCAGATTACTCTGGTAACTACATCGAAATCTCTGCGTTAGAAACTTCAACAACAATTAAAGTTAAAGTATACCTATCAGATGTACACACAGCAGATTCTGGCTCATGGTCAAATGATGGTGGTGGTTCTTGGACTGGTACTGACGTTGCAACTGGTACTACAACAGTAGAAACTGCTTCATTAAAAATGACAAATGCATCAGGTTCAGTAAGTATTACACAACCTACATTCACTATATCAGAAGCATTATAAGGAAGTAATACAAGATGGCACCACAAAGTTACTATTTGGGAGGAAAAATCAGGGCATCTGATTTTAATATATTCGCAGGCGATATCAATGACATAGTTGGTATAGGAAGTGGAGACTCTGGTTACGGTCAAGACCATCTTGTAGTTACACAAGCAATTGCTGGTAACCCTATAACAGCGGCACTTTGGGATGAGTTACTAACAGCCATTAACTTCGCCGCACAACACCAAGGCACAAGCATTAGCGTCCCAAGTTCAACGCTTGATGCATCTTGGCCTGCACCCGGTAATGTCGTTGCTATATTACCAACATTAGAAACAGATATATCAAATATCGTAACTAATAAACTAAACTTTGATATTTCACATATGACTGTCATTTCAAACACAATTTCAGCGTCCGAGACCTATATAGACCCGAATGTCGGTACTCCTAATTGGACAGGCTCAAACCAAGTGTATTATGAAGTTAGAGTTACTTTTGCTTCGGAAGATTCAAGAAGACAGTTTTTCAATGCGGGCGGGGAAATTAGGTTCGACTCTACGTTATCTAACGTAGGGTCGGATGCACAGAGTTTAGACTGGCAAAGTGTTCTTAATGCTATTGCAACAGTAAAACTTGGTCTTACATCAACAGAAAGTTCTGCTAGTGTAGGAACTCCTGGTGTAGGTTTTAATCAGTTAACTTCGACTTATCAAAATGTATACACAAAAGGCGGTACTGGTGATTACTCTGCTAACCAATTAAACATTAATGCAAGACTGCAAGGAACAACTGCAATTGATGTGAAATTGTCGTTTGATGATGCACATGCGGCCGATACTGGAACAAGTGGAGGAGCCGCTTGGACTGGTACTGACTATGTTGCAGGCACACTATCAATTGAAGTGGGAGAATTAGTAGCAGACGATACTCCGGACGGAGTCGAAATGACTGATAATACAAATCCTGACTGGGCACGAACATACACAACTCTGTCTCCACTTTCTTAAAAATTCACTTGACATTGGTATAAAATTAATGTATTATAGTAATAATACAGGAGATTAACCATGTCAAACGAAAAAAGTAATACAGAACAACAAGAACGTCTAACACAAGCGTTAGATTTTTCTAACACAATGAAGACGTTCAACCTATCTAAAAACAATCTAAAAGTTAAAACACAAAATCTATTAAGTTACAGCACAGCGGGAGGTTCTTTTATTGTAGACCAATCGTTGATTTCATTCGTGCATTTCTGTTGGATTAGCGGTAAAACTGAAATTAAAATACTAGATAAGAACAGTATTCCAATTCATATCGAAGATACTGAAAAGTTCCTAGAAGATATTTCTAGTTTGTACTTTGAAGTCATTAATGAATATTACAATGACTATCAGAAGTTACGTAGTTCACGTAAGATTGAGAAGGTGTTAGAAATCTAATGAGCAAAGGGATTATTATATTTGCTCAAAATAATGACTATATAAACTACGGAAGAACAGCATGTGCTTGTGCTGGTCTTGTACGTAAAAATATGTCAGAGTTTGATGAGATTTGTCTTATCACCGACGAATACACATTAAAGAGCGATGAAAAACTGATTAATGAATATTTTGATAGGGTAATCATTTCAGAAAGTTCACAGCCTGCTAATATCAGGTTATTTAAGGATACTTCATCTGCGCCAGAATATGCTTCATTTAGAAATATGTCACGTGCAGATGTGTATGAGTTGTCACCATATGATGAAACTCTTGTCATTGATGGTGATTATTTTATTATGAATAATGTACTAGACCAAGTATGGGGTAGTGAAAATGACTTTATGATAAATTGTCAGTATAGGGACATTGCTGGTAGACATGGCGGCAATGTTTCCTATATCGATAACTTTAGTATTCCTATGTATTGGGCAACAGTTTTCTATTTTAAGAAATCAGACTACACTGAACATTTATTCACACTAATCAATCATATAAAACACAACTTTAAATACTACTATTACTTGTACAATTGTACAGGTAACTTGTTTAGAAATGACTTTGCATTCTCTATGGCATTGCATATTCTAAACGGTGGTGTTGAATTTGAGGTACCTAGATTACCTATTGAATATCTAAATAACAGTTTTGATTTAGATGATATCTATAGAGTAAACTCACATAACGACATTATTATGTTTTGTGCTACACCCGAATCATCAGAAAGACATGTGTTGACACGATTTACAAAGACAGATTTGCATATTATGAATAAAAAAGCAGTAGAACGTTTTACAGATGATTTGCTATCTTTTGGAGAAAAAGTATAATGGAAAGAAAAGGCAAAGGTTACATCGTAATTGCACAAAATAATAGTGAACATGATTACTTAGAAATGACTTATGCATTGGCGTTGTCTCTGAAAGCGACACAAAAAGAAAATGCAATTTGTGTATGCGTTGATGAACAAACTAAATCATTAATCGAGGATAAACACAGAAACGTATTTGACTATATTGTAGATATTCCGTGGGGCGATGCAGACCCAGATGCAAGATGGAAAATTCATAATAAGTGGAAATATCCACATATGACGCCGTTTAAAGAGACTATCATACTCGACAGTGACATGTTATTCACAACAAGTGTAGACCATTGGTGGGATTATCTTTCTAAGAAAGATATATGGGCTTGTACAAATGTTAAGACATTCCGCAACGAAGATGTTGTTGATGATTTCTATAGAAAGAAATTTACAGAATTAGAATTACCCAACGTATATAGTAACTTTACGTATTTCAATGAGAGCGAAATAACATTCCAGTTCTTTAAAATGGTAGAGTTAATTATGAAAAATTGGGGAGTGTATTACGATAAATTTCTTAAAGGAGTAGGTCAAAAGTGGATGAGCGCAGACTTGGCATATGCATTGGCTATACGTTTACTAGATTTAGAAGAAGAAACATGTGATTATAATATCAAAGATGTTCCTACATTTGTACATATGAAAAGTAAAATTCAAAATGTTCCGCATAATCAAATCGATAATGATTGGACAAAGAGTATTCCTAGTGAAATGAGTTCTGATTTATCTATTCGTATCGGTAACTATACACAAAGTTTACCATTTCACTACGTAGAAAAAGAATGGATGAGCAAAGATAAGATTAAAATATTAGAGGATGCAGTCAATGAAAAGTAGTTTAGTAAAAACTGATACATGTCGTGCAGTCTACTTTAACGAGTATAATAAGATTGTACAAATATCTAATAGAGAGATTGATAGAAAAGAACTTTTTGCTTGGTTTGAAATCGAAGATGTCATGGGATTACTAGATGGTTCAATGAAAATGTCGGATTATGTAATTAAACGAACATCTAACCCTCTAGTCTTTGAAATTGTAAAAAGTAAAGTTGACATAAAAAGACGTAGCAAGAACAATCAATTACATAAGATTGAAAGCAACGAAAGTCCAGATATTATGGTTTCTATGAAAGATGATGTCCTATCGATATCATGCAGTGATGAACTAAAGAACAAACTTGAATTAAATGAAGGTCAAGATATTACAGTTGCAGGGAAATCACATCACGTATTCTTTGTCACACATAAAGATAGACCTGATTTCTTAATTCAAACAATCACAGTCCCATTTTCAGAACTATTGACTACTGGGAAAAACGTTAAAGTCGAATATAATAAATACAATGTAAGCGTATATACGCAGAAGTATTTTGATAATTATTCATGGAGGTAGTATGGCAGAGATAGTCATAGGCGATTTAGATGTATTCTATTTAAGTTACGATGAACCCAATAAAGAAGAACACTGGGCGAATATAATGATGAAGTTTCCTTATGCGAAACGAGTCGATGGTGTTAAAGGGTTTGACAACGCACATAAAGAATGTGCAAGACAAAGTGAAACTGACAGATTTATTACAGTTGATGGCGATAATATTGTTGATGAAAAGTTTTTTGATTTAGCAATCTCATTTCCTGACGGCACAGACTTAGCAAATTCAGTTATTAGTTGGAGTGCTAAGAATGTTGTGAATGGTCTAGTATATGGTAATGGCGGAATTAAATGTTGGCCTGTAGACCTTGTATTAGAAATGCAAACACATGAAAACGCAGTTGACGAAACAAAAAAGGTTGACTTCTGCTGGGATTTGAATTACATCCAGATGAACAATGTTTACTCTCAAGTATTTAATGCAGGTTCTCCGTTTCAGGCATTTAGAGCGGGATACCGCGAAGGCGTTAAGATGTCACTAGACGAAGGTAAAACTGTACCAGTTGAAGACTTTAAACAGCGTATCTGGCCAAAGAACTACGAACGGCTCCTTACTTGGTGTAACGTTGGCGCAGATGTAGAAAATGGTATATGGGCATGCTATGGTGCAAGACTAGGGTGTTATGATGTTAACTTTGTAGAAGATTATGTATTAGAAAACATTTCAAGTTATGATTGGTTCAAAGAATATTTTGAAGGCACAGTACTTCCTAAGTTTGAAGGTGGCGATGAAAAATGTGAAGCGACAAAAGTAACATGGGACTTTGATAAACTATACGATGAATCAATTCGTATTGGCGATGTTCTATCGGACAAGATTGGTATGGAAATTGCAGACCCAACTGCCGAGTTGGCAACATTTTTTAAACGAGTGTATGTGAACCCACCAAGAAACCCTAATCCATTAGCAACAGAGAAACAAACTGGTTGGGATAGATAATGGCAAATTATGACGATGATGCTAAGGCATGCAGAGTTAAACTAAATGAATTATCACCATCGATGTGTATGGCAAAATGGCTACAAGTCAGTATGCACTTACCTCAAGGGCGCACACATAGTTGTTATCATCCGCCAACACATCCTATTCCACTGGATGAGTTAAAAGCAAACCCTAATGCATTACATAATACTAAGTTCAAATTAGAAGAACGTAGGCAAATGAAAAATGGTTCAAGACCAGAAGGATGCCAGTATTGTTGGAATGTAGAAGACGCAAATGAAGATGCGTTAAGTGATAGGCATTATCGTTCAAGTGAGTGGTGGGTCAAAGACGCATGGGAAGAGGTTGTAAATAGTCCTTGGGACCATGATATCTCTCCACGATATGTTGAAGTAAATTTTAATCAAGCATGTAACTTTAAGTGTGCGTATTGTTCGCCTCACTTATCTACTGCATGGGAAGATGATATTAAAGAAAACAATTCTTTCTTATTTTCTGATGGTGGTGGCCATAACAACATACAAGAACTTAAAACTATTGGATTGATGCCATTAGAAGTAGCACGTAAAGATAATCCTTATATTGATGCGTTCTGGAAATGGTGGCCTGATGCTTATCCTAATCTAAAGATATTTCGTATGACAGGTGGTGAACCTCTTATGGATAAGAATACATTCAAAGTTTTAGATTATATCAGAGATAACCCAAATCCTGATTTAGAAATTTCTTTAACAACAAACATGTGCCCACCAGATGATGTATTGTTTGATAAATTTATTGAAAAAGTAAAACTACTAGAGCAACCATTAATTTCTGATAATGATAGCAGTGTTACAGAAGTAGATTTTAACCAGTTATTTAAACTACCAGCAAATCCAAATTACAGAAATATTCTATTCTATGTAAAAGACCCAAAAGACGGTAGTGACTGGAAAGAATGGCCACAGTATATTATCGAAGAAACATTACATGGTGCAGAAGCATTTAGAATTATGCCAAACACAGATGTTATATCATGGAATGATGTGACACAATCATTCAAAGGTTTAGGTCCGTGTGAAGAAACAGATGATAATAGTTTTGTCTATCTGAGTGAATATAAAAAGAACCCAGACTGGAATATATGGGACCATGTATATGATAATGTTTCATGTAAGCATATCAGTGTGTTTATTAGTGTTGATAGTATCGGTAAACAGGCCGAATATATCCGTGATGGTCTTGATTGGGATAAACTAAAACGTAACGTTGACAGATTATTGTCAGAGACTACAAGAGTTAGTGTGACATTTATTAACACATTTAACTTGTTGAGTGTCCCTTCATTGCGTGGGTTCTTAGATTATATCTTAGAACTTAGAGAAAAGTTCGGATATAAATATCAAGTCGAAAAGCGACACAAAGTCCTAGCACAGAAGGTATGGTTTGATGTCCCCTACATGAGAGACCCGAACTGGTTTAATATTCAATTATGTGATGATGCGATGTTAGATACAATACAATCGAACATTGACTATATGAAATCAAAAGTTCTGGGCAACATGGAATACGGCGTGACTTATGAAGGATTTAAAGAGTACGAAGTTTTGAAATTAGAAAGAGATTTAGCATGGGCTAAAGAAGGCGAAAAAATTTATGATGAAGACCTTAGTAACAGGCTAATTCGTTTTTATGAATACTTTGAACAATATGACCAAAGACGAGGACTCAACTTTTTAGAAACTTTTCCTGAGATGGAAGAGTTTTGGTATGAAGCGCAAGACGAATATAGGGAAAAATATGGGTAGAAAACATTGGGACGGAGAGACACTCCATCAATATAAGACAAGAATGATTGACTCAATTAGTCCATCATATTGTGCCGCTAAGTGGTATAATGCAACTATCTGGTTAGGACATGGTCAAACTACAAGTTGTCACCACCCACCAGGGCATTGGATTCCTTTAGAAGAACTTGAAAGCAATCCATCAGCGATTCATAATACGCCACATAAAAAGAAGATGCGTAAGATGATGCAAGAGGGCGAACGTCCAGCAGAATGTGAATACTGTTGGAAAGTTGAAGATATGGGTAAAGACCACATATCAGACCGTGTATTTAAAACAGAGATATTTGAAGACAAAGATGTAGTTGATTCTGCTACAATGCCATGGGATGAAAACGTCAATCTAAAGACTATGGAAATCTCGTTTGATAAGGCATGTAATTTTAAATGTTCTTATTGTAATCCAGCGTTTAGTACAGCATGGGTTAAAGATATCAAAGACTATGGTGGATATCAGAATATTCAATCAGATGGTCGTGGGCACTTTATCGATACTGCACCGTGGGCAGACTCACCGACAAAAAGACAAGAAGACAACCCGTATGTACAGGCATTTCATAAGTGGTGGGAGAGCGACTTAGCAGATTGTTTAGAAGAAATTCGTATCACGGGTGGCGAACCTATCATGCATAAAGGAACATGGCAGTTATTCGATTGGTTCGAACAGAATCCTGATAGAGGACGAAATATGCGTTTTGCTATCAACAGTAACTTATGCCCAGAAACTAATAAAGTATTAGACAAGTTGATTCAGAAATCACACCATATTCCTAATTTTGAAATCTATACTTCAATGGAAGCGATTGGGAAACAAGCAGAATATATACGTGATGGGTTAGATTACAACTTCTGGAAGGAAAATATTCATCGTGTTCTAAGAGAATCAAATGTATCTAAATTGCATATGATGATGACTATTAATGCATTATGTTTAACTACGATTACAGAATTTATGGACGAAATGTTGGACTTGCGTATCGAATACGGTCTACGTGCGCCGTCGATGACATTAAACATATTGCGTTTCCCATCTTTTCAAAGTGCGGCGATTCTTCCAGTCGAAATTAAAACATTCTATAAAGAAAAGTTAGAGAAGTGGTTGAATAGTTCTAGGCCTGTTCGTATGTTAAGTGAAGGTGAAGTAGCAAGTATTCAACGGTTGATTGATTACTTAGATATCGTCAAAACACCACACAAGAATACAGCAGACCAAAGCAAACTATATAATGACTTCAAGGCATTTTTTGAACAATATGATATCCGTCGAAATAAAGACTTTGTTGATACTTTCCCAGGACCTATTGCTGATTGGTATAACACATTATCGACAATCATACCAAGCAAAGATGACATCTTAAGTGGTAAGTTTGGAATCGTAGAAAATATTTCATCAGACCCGGCAACACTAGAAGAATATACAGGTGGCGATGATGAGCATGAAAAGACACAACCTGGATGGAATACTGAAACAGATAGTCTAGGGAGTTAGACATGAAAAATCTGATAATATTCTACGGAAGAACAGGCAGTACAATGCTGTATAGTAGTTTATTGCATCATTACTCCATGTCTAGGGGTGATGTATCTGAAATGCATAATGATAATTTTATGAACGCAGTATTGTATACCGAGTGTAATAGGGACTGGTCTATGAAAATGCATATAGATACTGGTATTACCATAGACCGATACTCTAACTTACTAGAATATTTTATTGATAGCGAACAAGTAGATAACATCTATTTCTCATACAGACAAGATATATTTGACACGTATCTTAGTAACGTTATAGCAAGACATTCTGAGGTTTGGAATAGCGAAACAAAACACGAATATAAGCCAATAGATACAGAAAAATCTTATGATATCTTAACTCAATGTGGGTGTGAGATGAATGATACATTTAACCGTTGGTACTTCAATCAAAATAGATTACATCAAAAATATAATATCTTACCCATATCATATGAACAACTGAATATAACTGGTAGGGTAAGTAAAGATATTCCAGTACATACTACAATAGTAAAACAAAATTCTTTGGAAGATAAATTATCTCTATTCGACAATGAAGCAGTAGTGAGAGAATGTTTTTGGAAACTATTAAACCAGTGGTCGTGGGATGATAACGGACGACTACAGTATGATTGAATACAAAAATATTAAAAGAATAGATTTTGAAACTAGTAGTCTATGTAATGCTATATGCCCTGTTTGTTCTCGTAGAGCAAATGGCGGACTAAAGAATGAAAGATTCACAGAAACATATATTACATTAGAACAAGCAAAACTTTGGTTTACAGAGGATATTTTGTCACAGTTAGAATTGGTAACCATGTGCGGTAACTACGGCGACTCAATGACTAACCCCGATTTGATTCCTATTTTACAATATATGAAGTCTATTAATCCAGAGATTAGATTTGTTATGAATACAAATGCAAGTGGCAGAGATGAAGCGTTTTGGCGTGAGTTGGGTGAATTATTCTACCCAAAAGGTGTTTGTATATTTAGTGTTGACGGCCTAGAAGATACTAATCACATATATAGAAGAAGCACACACTGGGATAAAATAATCACAGCAATGACTAGTTACATTTCTACTGGGGCAAAAGCAAAGTGGGAATTTTTAGTCTTCAGACATAATGAACATCAAGTAGGCGAAGCAACAAAACTTGCAGAAGAATTAGGTTTTACTGAATTCTTTGCAAAGAGACCAATTGGGTTCAATAGTGATAATAGCATAAATGTCCATGGTAATATGGGAGAATTTCAGTATACTATTAAATCGCCGATATATGAAGCGGGCGAACATACGAGTGTAGAAATATCGAATAGAGGCTTAGGCGCACTTTCAATCACTGAGAAAAATAAATTATCTACTGAGTTGGATAAAGGAACTATTGACGATATAAATCTACAATTGAAAAAATCAACTATGCCGTTACATCCTGTTGAATGGCCTAGCAACCAGCATGAAACATTGGACCCAAACAGAGAACTAACACAACGTGAAAAAGAGTTAAGTGAATGCGATATAAATTGTGAAGCAATAAAGGATGATAAGATTTTTATTAATAGTAATGGATTAGTTTTTCCATGCTGTTATACTGCTTCTATATACGATGATGCATTCGGTGACAACAATATGGTGACACCAGTAAGAGACTTCATAAATAGTTATGGTGAAGAAACTATATCATTAAAACACAATTCATTAGAAGACATTATTAATGGAGAAATATTTACCACTGGATGGAATGAAAGTTTTGAAGACCGGGACATAAGAAACAAAAGATTAAGAGCATGTTCTGTTTTTTGTGGTAAGAAAGTTAATAGACAAGATATGTTAGATACTAGGAACAGTTTAGTAAAAGAAAAAAATCTGTTATGACTGAAAAAATAAAAAATTTCTGTACTGCGCCTTGGACTGCAACATACGTGGACCCAAAAGGTGATGTGAAACCATGCTGTATCTATAAAGGTTCAGTAGGTAACTTAAACGAAAACGCATTTGATGAGATTATAACATCTACTGCAATGCGCAATCTTAAAGAAAAGTTTATAAACGGCGAGAAACCGACAGAGTGCAATGCATGTTGGCAACAAGAAAAACAAGCACCAGGTACGAGTCTACTCGACACTATGTGGGAGAGATATTCACATTTTGTACCTGATATACTTGATGGTACTTTTAACACTATATATTATTGGGATATGCGCCCAAGTAACAATTGTAACTTTGGATGCTTGATGTGTTGTCATGGACTAAGTTCTGGACACTGGCAACTCAATGAAGATATAATGAGGCCTAACTTTATAAAAGAAAAGTTTATAGAAGTTAATGACGATAACTTTAATGTTATGGTTAATGAAATGAAAAAAGTATTACAATCAATAACAAGAGAACAAAAAGAAAAAGAGTTTCAGATATATTTTGCTGGAGGGGAGCCATTACTATTAGAACACCATCGTAATCTATTGCTCTGGTTAGTAGAAAGTAGAAATACAAATGTTAAATTAAGATACAACACTAATTGTTCGACACTAAAATATAAAGGAACAGACTTTATAGACATATGGAAAGAATGGAAAACACCAGTTATTATAGATGCTTCAATAGATTCAAGTGGATTAGTGGGTGAATACCAACGACATGGTTCATCTTGGAAAGCAATAAAAAATAATTTGATTAGACTATCATCTTGTTCAGAAATAGAACTAACTTATAACCTGGTTACCAGTATGATTACATATGATAATCTTATTGAAACTATAAATGAACTAGAAGAAATTGACGGAGAAGATTTAAATAAAAGATTAAGATTCACTCCACTTGCAGGCCCTCCTGAGTATGATATACGGATGATGCCTAGAAAACTGTTAAATACAGATATATTAGATGAATTAGACGAAAGAGGCTATAACGTAAATGAATTACGTACAATCATATTAGACCTATATGATGATTTTGATATTAATAATGATAGAAAAGAATTATGGATTACAAATAAATCAGTGTTTGACAGAATTAACAAATATAAAAAGAAAAATATATATGATATATTACCTTGGATTAGAGACATAAATTATGACTAAAAGAATTATACCAGTATGGAATGACAATGGGACACAACCAGAAGAAAGCGAAAACAAAACTTTCTGTATGGCGCCGTGGACGCACACTTATATTTCACCACAAGGTGAGAGAAGAATGTGTTGTGCATCACGTGAAGAACATCAGTTTCAGAAGCAATACATTGATGCATCAAATGATGATTCATATGGTATAGAAAAGAAAGTCAAAACTAAAGCAGATGATTTCAATCCACTCACATTAGAAGAACATTGGAACTCACCATACATGATGGACATAAGAAAGAAACTCATGGCAGGTGAAACTATTCCACAATGTGATGTTTGTAACGATGACATCCTGAGTCTGAGTTCATATAAGAAATGGTTTACAGGTCATCTATTCAATCATAAGATTGAAGAAGCATTTGAGAAGACAGATGATGAGGGTAGAACATCTATGCCTACCATCTCATTCGATTACCGCTTCAGTAATCTATGTAACTTCAAGTGTAGAATGTGTGGAGAACTATTGAGTT